TAATTGGATTGTGTAGCTCCATCTATAGTAATAGAACTTGATTTTAGATATTGAATCCCATAATCATTTTTATTACCTATAGTTAAAGTATAAGTATTAGTAGTTGTATAAGTAGTTAAACTATTAGCATCTAAACTACCTGTTTCTCTAGTTAAATTTAATACCCACCAATCATCATTATAAATTGGAATGTTTATTGGAGTTGAATATATAAAATTATTACCATCACTTAACCCAAAACTAACATCACCAAAAGAACCTGAGTCTTGGGTTACTTTTATATGTTTGTAGTTACTTTCTAGAATAGATTGAGTTGGATATGTACCGTTTAATTTAAATCTATATTCTATAGTATCAGGAAATATACTTAAACCTGTATCTAGATATTGTTTATATGAAGATCTGAAAGGTGATTGTATATATGAGCTACCACTGAGATTTAAACTATAGTTAAATTTAGGAGTGATTTGTTCTATTGTATCTAAATCTTTTCTATTTCCACCATATTCTTTAATTTTTAATATTGTATCGGGAATACCGAAACAATTAATTAAAGAACGTAATCCTCTTCTTGTACCTTTAGTTTTAAGTAAATAAGGTAAGTTGTGATATATCCTTTTATATGTTTCTTTTACGATATCATTATCAGGAATAGTATTATTAGAAGCTGTTATATAAGTATCTATTAAATATGAGCCTGTAGAAGGTAAAGTACTATTGTTAGAATCAATTCCTAATAAAGATAAATATAAATCTTCTTGATTTCTTGAATTAGTATAAAGTTTAATACCAAAATTTCTTAAGGTATCTGCTACTAAATCCTTAGAAATACCATAATCAACTCTATTATCTGCAACTTGTAAATCAGTAATATCTTTGATGTAGGTCCAAATATAATCATAATGTTGACCTAACATTGCAGAGAATAATTCTAAATTAGCATTTTGAGAATCTTCTTTTATAAATTCAGGGAAGTTATTCCAAATATAATTTTTATTCTCAATATCATAATTATCTGCATTTACTACAGCACCACCATAATAAGGAGAAGTATAATCAGTTGATCCAAACCAAACTAATGATTCTGGGTTTGTAGGAGATAAATTAGTATAAGGCTTAACTGATCCTGATTTGGGCCAAGAATAACTCCCAGATTCATAATATAAAAAATATTCATATCCATCAAATTTTTCAATAAGAGTATTTAATTGAGTTTGTAAGTTAAGTACACTTGCTGAAGTGTAAGTTCTACTTGAAGATATATTTAAACCATTTATATTATTAATATCTGATTGTAGGGATTGGATTTGAGTTAACTTATATTTAAAATTTTCCAATCTTTCTCTAGCAGATGAAAAATGAACAAAATTGTTAAAATCAGTGTAATCAACTGTAATTTCAATACTTTTTTCCTCTAACCAAGACTGTAATTGTTGATATGAAGAAGAAACGTTAGAACTTAATAAAGAAGATAAATTTAAGTAAGGTGTAGTTAAATTTGTCTTTTCTACTAATCCAATATTAATATTAGGTCCTCTTAAAGGAGTAGTATCAGGAGTAGCTTCAGCTATAAATTCGGTATTTACTTCAAAAACATAAGGTTCAGAAATACTTTCTACTACCCAAAAAGTATCTTTTAATCTGAAATCTGGTGGAAGTGGTTCGTATAATTTAATATATAAACTAGCATAGGATTCATTTGAATTATCAAATGCCACATTTACTCCAATAAGAGTTTTATTATCACCAAAATTTAAAAGAAAATCCGAATAGAAGGCTCTTGAATTTCTTTCAGAAATAAATGTTAAATAGGATTGTCCTAAGTCAGTATATGAAATTGAGTTATTAGAAACTTTAAGTTCAGTTCTATCTGAAGATATTTCTGATATGAAGAATGGAAGAGTATAAGAACTAAAAAATAATTGTCTGTAAAAATTATAAATTATCTCATATCTTCCTAATCCAATCCCAAATGATTCTAAATCCGCTTTAGGATCTAATTCAACTTGATCATAAAGAGAAGTACCTTGGATTGTTTGTCTTGTAGTATAATTTTTAAAATCATATGCAGAGTTTAACACATCACCATTAGGAGATATAACATGCACTTCTACTTTATCCTCAGGTAAACCAAACTCTTTATTAATGTTTAATGAATTTAATAAGGATTCATCACTAATTTTATAGTCTTGGTTTATAAATTCAGTAGGATCAAGTTGGGATATATTTGTAATTTCCATTATTTGGATATTGTTAAATCATTTATGGTTTGCTGTAATGTTAAGTTTTCAAGTCGTAATTGATTAATCTCATCTAATAGAGCATCTATTTCTCCTGCATTTTGATTAACACCAGTATATTCTGTACTTCTTCTAATTAATTCTAAATGTGAATTTATATCTCCTTCTACAGGGATTTCATAAAATAAGTCATTATATGCCTGAAAAAATTCATTTATGTTAATAGCATTATCTTCTATAACTGTTTGAGGTTGCAATAATTGAGAAAATTGAGTATCAATTACATTTAAATATGTAACCTTACCATAAACTGTTTTATTTAATTTAATTTGTTCCGCCATTATCTAACTATTTTAAAATAATTTGACTCATCATCTATAATTATAATTTCACCATTTGAAAGTATAGTTTTAATTAAAATTTGATAATATCTTTCAGGTTCTAAACCATTCATATATAATTTAAAATAATTACTTGTATTATCACAACTTACTTTAGTAGAAACAATATTAAAATCTACTATAATTTCATCAGTTTTTACATCTTTTAATGCCCAATATGTAGTTGGGGGTAAAGCCTTTACATTTAAATATACTGATGATGTGGAAAAAGCACGAGCAGGGAATGTATCTCGGCATTTTATTCTAAAAGTATAGACAGTATTTTCTTCAAATTCTACTTTATTATTAGATATTACAGGTATAAAATTTGATGTAGTAATTTGAGTTAATGAAGAATTATATATACTATCATCCCATCTAAATTCTAATTGGGGTGGATATATAGTATGAGTATCCATTGAAAAGAATCTGGTAATTAAAGGAGTAGTACTATTTTCTATACTAGAAGAAAGTTTTAATAATATACCATAATTGGGGATTGAACTTGAATACCATAAATTAGTGATAGAAGTTAAGTTCATATCAATATCTTTACTATCAGTATAAATAAATGATTGCGAAGTAAATGAACTTGTAATAAATGAACTACCAGAAGAAGCCCAATTTGTACTACCATTACTAATCCATGTACAACCATCAGTTGTTATAGGAGTATTGGCAGATCTACCTAACCCCATAATCCAACTTTGAGAAACAGGATATCCTAAAATTGTATAATCTATAGGTAAAGTAGCAGTAGCTAAAAATAATTTAAGATATGAAGTAAAATTACTTCCACTTATTTTATTATTAATTACATCGGTTATTTGAGAAGTAGGAAATTGAATTAACGCTCGTGTTACATCAGCGTTTATAGAAGTAATCTCAGTTTCATTTGATACCTCTAAAATTTCGTCTCTACCAAAATTTTGAGTATTACGATATGATGAAATGAAAGTATCTTTTTCAGGAAATATTTTATAAACAGCCATAAATCTAATATATAATATAAATATACATTAGGTGAATTTTTTTATTGCTTATTTCTTTTACTATCTACTATTAGTATCAATATTAAAAATACTACTACACCTACCATTAAGTAATATCCTGTTAACCCCCCATCCACTATAATTAAATTATCTGTTAAATTTTAAAAAGTAACTACTCTCCCTTGAATATCTGTTGTTAAGTTTTTTACTTCAAAAATACTAGGGTCTAGTGAAGGATATAAAATATTATTAATAGTTGCTCCTTTAATATCATAAGCATATTGTGAGTAACCTGAATTAGTTCCTGCTTTATTTACTATATTTACTTTTTGTACTGTTTGTACTCCTTCGACTTGGTCTAAAGTACTGTAAATATCAGCAATTAAAATAGGTTGGTTAATTTGCCATTTATCTATACTAAAATATGATTGTAAAGTAGTTAAGCAGTTATTTATAACTAATTTTCCATTATAGTTTGGTCTAACTACTACATCAAAATCTACTCCAATATTAATAATAAAAGCATCTTTTATATTAACACCATCAGTTATCATTCTGTATTCAGAAAGAAATGTTTTTATATTTTGTTTTAAAGCAGGACTAGAAACTGTTAAATTACCTGTAGAATTTCTAGATAAAATATAGATTGAAATAGCATTTGGGTTTTGAGTAGCTAATAAATCTGTTGGATAGTTAACACTAATCCCCATATCTTGAGTAACAAATGCTTTAGAAACTAAACCATATTTAGAAGGTAAAGATAAAGTTCTAATAATATAGTCATCATTAGTTATAGTTCTTAACTGTGTAGGATACATAGCTAAAGAATTTTGTCTTATTTCTTCATTTGTATCTCCATCTCCTCCTCCTACAGCAGCATCATCATTATTAAAAGCTAATGAATTAATTACTGTTGTTTGCATAGCAGGATCTAACCCACTACCTGCAAATGAATTTGTTCCTCCAATACGATTAGTTAAAGTATTTGAAGGTATATTTGATGTAGCTCCTCCTCCTTTTAAGTAAGTTACTGTTAAAGTAGTATTTGAAGGGGCTAAACCATAAGTTTGTGTATATAAGAAATTGGATGGATCCCAAGCAGTAGTCATTTTATCTACTCCATAAGGTAATCCTAAACCAATATTATCTGGGTTTGGTGTTATTTCTTCATCAGCTCCTGATGATACACCTGGGCCAAATTGTAACTCTAAGGTATTATTAGTTTTAAAACGAGAAATAAATCTTCTAGGTACTTTTCTTAGTTTAAGTAAATATGGAGTTGAATCATTATATTGTGATAAACTAGGATCATTTGTAGCAGTATTTTCAGTAGCCTCAAAAATAGTATCTTGAGCTAAGTAAGGTACTTCATACCATTTATTATTATCAGAATCAACTACATCTACTATAGAAATTACATTATTATCAGTAAGAGTAACGGTAGGATAACGTTCAGGATTACCAAATGTAAATGTTGTTGTAGTTAAAGTTCCAGCCGTAGCTTTCACTGTTTTTTGTAATAAATAAAATAAGGGATTACCATTAATATCATAACTATAAACTGAAATTTCTGTAGAAGTTGATCCTGAGTTAGAAAAATCTACTTTATCTGTTATATAAAAAGGGACATTTCCATTTCCATTAGTTTGTAATTGTGTTCCTTCTTCTAATATTAAAGCATAATTAAAATCTGGTATATACTGGCTACCAGATATAGTTGAAGGAATAACTTGAAATACATTAACATCAACTGAGGCGGCACTTGTTACTTTAGGTTGATATCCAAAGTTATAAGCTAGGGCTAATAGATTTTTCCTTTGCTTAGCAAATTGTAAGAAATTTTCTTGAATTTGATTATCAGTATAAAATGATAAAACATCTCCAACATATGAAGCCATTTCAATAAGCATCATACCTGGAGATGCCTCTGAAAAATCATTATATGTGTTTGGATAATAAATTTTAGCAAAGTTAACTAACTGTGCTTTTAAACTATCAAAATCACGATTTAAATATTGTACTGTTTTTGAATTAGCCATTGTTGAAATTTATTGAAATTTCGTCTTGTATGTTAGTATTAAGTATAGAATATGAAAAATATACTTGTATTAAATTCTCATCAGGCGACGCGTTTACTGATAAATTATTTAATCTTATTTGGGGGAAATATTCTTGTAAACCAAAAGATATGATATCTTCTATATTTTGAGCAGTACCTTGAGATATTTGTTCAAATAATTGTTCTCTTATACCTGCTCCAAAAATTGGATTCATTATTCTTTCTTTCTTTCCTGTAAGAAAAAAATTTAAAATATTAGATTTAACAGCATCCTTAGTAGTATAAGTAATATTTAACCCAGTTGGACCATCAAAAGGAATTTGAATCCCAACACCTTTACTAGGTGATAGATCTAATGGATTTATATTTACTGTATTATACGCCATTAAATGCTACCTTTTTCTTTTAAAGCACCCATAAATTTAGAAAAATCAGGTACTACATCAATACTTACATCATTTATATCTCTAACAGGACCTTGGGATTTAATCATTTCATCTACTGTAGCTACTACAGGAATATTAGAATCACCACCTATCATTCCAGGTGCACCTCCAGCCCATCCTACTGCTTGAGAGGCATTAAATTCACCTCCATTTAAAGTTCTCCATTCACCTGCTTGAGCAGTTTCATTTAAGATATCTAACATAGGATTACCTGTAGAAGGAATTGGTTTTCTTTCTTCAGAAATTATATCTGAAAATGATGGTTTATAAGTAGATTCTACTTTAGAATAAGGTTGAGTAGATTTATTTTCGGTTAATTTAGGTTTATTAGCTGATTTAACCGCCTCAAGTAAAATGTCTCTCATTTCTTCTTGAATAGCTTTCTTAACTTCTTCTCTAATTACTTTTCTGAATGCATCTAATTTCATACATATAAATATTTAATATTAAAACTTATTTTAATCTGGTGTTACTGGACCGTCGATTGTATTATCGGGATTATATCCTATTTGGGTTACTATATCTGTTATATCTTGATCTGTAGGTGAATCATTACCTTGATCACTTGTTCCCGTTTGACCTTGTTTATCAATATAAAATTGTCCTTCTTTAATCAAAACTTGATCATCTGTAGCATAAGTACCTTTACCTTCATATTGAATAATACCTCTTTGATCAGCTACTATTACTCTTCTTCTCAGTAAAGAAATACCTTCATCAACTACTTCTTCTTTTATTATATCGATCGCATACCCATTATATACTGAAGGTAATACTGCATTTCCGTATTGCGCGGTAGGGAATAATTCATCTAATGTAGCTAAACTATTATTTAATGAATCTATTCCTCCTTGTACAGCATCTAATAATCCTGTATCTCCTGAAGTATAACTACATTCTCTTAAATTTTTATATAAAATATTAAGACCTGTTAAAATTCTAAGAATTTCTTTTCTAATTCTACCTATTTCTAATAGTACTACTCCTGTTAAAAAACTAGATATAGTATCAACTAATTTTTCTAAATCATTAATAAAAACTGTAGCTGTAGAAAGGGTATCTGCTTGGGTATTAGTAGAAGCGTTAGTTTGTGAAATTACAGGTGATCCTCCTCCTCCTACTGCTAAGGGTACAGCTAAACGTTTTAAAACTTTCTTTATGAATTTATAAACTTTAATTAATACATTAATAATTCTTAGAATACTATTCATAAGTTTAACTATTTTTTGTATTTGAACAATTGCTCTATCAACTGTTTGAACTTGTCTAATTAAAAATGCTACACTTTCTTTAAACCTTTGAGGTTGAATTATACCTGCTAATTTTTTATTTAATTCATCAGCATTTTTAGATATAATATTATTAGCAATATTAATTGGACTCATAAATGGAGTTAATTTCCTTGCAAATGATCTTAATAAAGTAACTTTAGTTATAATTAATTGAGTAGGATCAGCAGCAGCTCCAACTACATCACTAGTAGCTACTAATACTAGATTTAATTGCTGAATAGTTTTTACTATACCTTCTCCACCAGGAATTATATCAACTAAATCATCAGGTGGTACTATATCTTCTAAAGCTAATCTAATTTCTTCAAGAGCTGATTGGTATGATAATAGTCTTGCTCTATATTGTTCATCGGTTTCTCCAGGTAATTTACCAGGAGTTAATTTATTTTCAATATTATTTACAAATTGAGTTATTTTTAATCCAAATTGTAGAAGTTTACTTTCTAAAAGACCACCAGGTGGCATAGCTTTAGTTAAAATATAACCTAAAGGATTACAAAAATCAATAGAATTTATTTCCCTTAATACAGCATTTATCCTGAACAAGACATCTAATACCTTTTCAGTACCATCGTTTATCCTTTCAGGTGCGATTTCGGTTAATATTCTAGATAAGCCAGCAGGTATTCTCATTATAATGTATAAGTTTTATCAGATTTAATACCTTTGATTTGTGTTTTAAGTCTTGTAACAGATTTTATTAAACTGTTTCCTGCTGTTCTTATTACAGGAATACCTACTCCATTACTATCTTTAGCTTTAGAAAGTTTTTGACCTAAATTATTTAAGTCATCTAACATATCTATTAATAGAGTTTCTAAATTATCCCCTTTAATAGCAGGTTGTGGTTTAGCTGTATCGGTTTCTAATCCTAGATAAATTTTTTTAGCATTAACTACCATATCTCCATCGGCATCAAAGTTAATTGTACCTGCAGAAGAAAAACCAATTGCTTGTTTAGCAAATAAAAATACAGAATCATCCTTAGAGTTAAGAGTAACTCTTCCAGAATTAATTATTATTTGGTCTCCTAAATAAGGAAAATCAGGTTTATAAGCCATATCTATTGTGTGAATGGGTCACTTATTAAATTTATTTTGGTATAATTAGAATCCATATAATCTAATTTCATAACATAAGTTCCACTAGCTCCACCCATTAAAGTTACTTGTGTAGTTTGATTAGTATCTATTCCTCCATACCCTTGATATTGTAAGGGATGATCTAATACAGTTGGATATATAAATTCAGCTGTACCAATACCTCTAGGGTTAAATTCAGTTACAGTTTCTAATTTTATAACAATATATTTACCATTACTTTTTAAAATATTATAATAATTAACATCGTCACCTACCATTGAAGGTGAATCAGTATTTAATATTCTTAGAGAAGCAATTGGTATTGATTGAGTTGTACTTCCCGTTGGTTCAGGTGTACTAGAAGTTACAGCTAAACTAGCAGTAGGTACAGGTGCTATAGGAGTTACTGGAGAAGTAGGTGTAAAAGATGATGTAGCTAATAAAGAAGTTAGGGATGATGTTGAAGGTGTTATTTGAGTAATAGATTCTGTTACATAATATAATGGTTCAGGTTGTTTTAAATTATCTGCTTCTTGTGCTGATTGATTAGGGGTAGTAAATCTTGGGTCTGGTATTTGAAGTGAACTATTAAATCCTGCTCCTAATGTTACATTAAATGATTTTAAATTTTTAGAGGCATACTCTAAAGGTATATCTTGTCCTGCACATAAATAAATTGATGAACCATCATTGTTAGGATCCTCATAAACAGGTACCCATGGATCAGGATTAATATCTAAAGTAGATTGACGGTTTCTAATTATAGTAATAGGTGAGCCAGCATCACCTTGAGTACTCCAGGGATTATTTATAACTTTTTGTTTAGTAGTAGATGAAAAACGGATTGAATTACCCCATCTTCCTTCTAATAATACATCACCTTCTTCAGGTAATAAACTACGAATATCTTCTTTTTCAACGAATGTTTGACCAAAATTTAAATCTCCACCTCCATACGATATTATATCAGGAAAAGCATTATGATGTACACTATTCCATAACCCAACTGTAGTTAAATAATAAAAAGTTTTAGCTTGTGGATCATCATTTAATCCATATGAAGGAGCATTTAATATTAATACTAATTCCTCTAAAATAGGATATTTAGAAATATTATTAAATAAAGGTTTAGCTATTAAGTTTGAAGGATTATCTTCATCTACTATAGTTCCTATAGGGGTAAATTTAATTGAACCTAATCCTGTCCATCCTCCTCCATCAGAAAAGAAATTATTTGTTTTAGTTTGTGGAGATAATAAAATATCATTAACACGAGCAAAGAAAAATAGACTTTTACCTCCATTTCCTTTACCCGATGCTATATTTGATATACTACCTTGTAAACTAGGATATAAACTACTCATTTATATTTAACTTTCTAACTGGAATTTCTTCTTCAGATTTACTATTTAATTGTTGAATTGATTCAAATAACATTTCTTTTTCAGCATCTGAAATTAACATAGTATCTTCACCTGAAGAAGAATTCATAGCTCGTTGTACTATACCAGCCATTTTGATTAAAAGATCATCATTTTTAACTGATACATCTAAGTAATCTTTAATTAAAGGAACTATAATAACAGCATCACCTGCTGAAGTAATAAATGGTTTTAAACTTTCTATTAATCCTCTAATTTCTTTTTCTTTCCCTGAAGAATTAGTATGTATCTCTTTAAGTAAATCAGCAAATGTTTTTTTACCAAAAAGAGTTATGCTATTAAAATCCATAATATGTTTTTATTATAAATATAAATTTTACAAATCTTTCTTAATAATTTAAACTAACAAAACCATAATCTAAATATTGGTTATGTAACCGTCTATATACTTTTTCTAACTTTTTCATCACCTTAGTTATTTGAGGAGTATCTTGATCGGTTTGTTCTCTAATATAAATGTAAATTCCTTTTTTATTAAAAATATCTAAGTTTTCTCTATGCTTAAATAGCTGCATAACTGCATCAGCAGTTTTAGCATCTTCATGTTCAGGAAAAACTTTAAATAAAAATAAATCCATATAATGAATAAATTTATCCATAAAATAATTTTCACCCATTAATGGATCATCTAAACTTTCAGAGCTATTTACTATATTTAAAACAATGGTTTTATCTTCATCTATAGCTTCTACTTCGGCTTTACCCTTCAATTTTTCATAATTTTTATTATTATAAAGAATTAAATAACGTTTAGCAATCGTGCCAAAATACGAGAAAGCTTTACCTTTTGATTGGTTGTATAAATGTAGTTTTTCTAGCAAGAAAGCCGTTACTTCATGTTGAAGTTCGGCTATTGTCTCTACCTCGGTATAATAAAATTTAAACGTATGAATAATATTTTCTGTTAATTTATGAAAACCATAATCTATACGTTCATTATATATTCTATTTCGCTTGTGAGGATCAGTTTCAGCTAGATATTCAATAATAGCATCTTCTGTATCTTGAGTGAAATACATTTTTTTGGTTTTAGGTTTTCTTTTACGAACCGTTCCCTTTTTTGTATACTGTACTTCTGTTTCTTCTTGGGGTACATGAAGAATTTTAATTTCGGAATTTAATACCTCCATATTATTTAATAAATTTGATATAATCCGAAAGGGCTTCTTGGATTGTTTTTAAATTAGTAAAGAAAAACCCTACTTCATCATCTGATTGAAATAATTGTTTAGAATCAATTTCTTTAATTTTTTCTTCTGAAATTTTAACTAAATCATAGAATTCAAGAATGTATTTTTCTTGGACTGTAATTTGGTTTTCTAATTTTTCTGTTTTTTTAAGTAAGTTCCAAATAACATATCCTATAATTCCTAGAATAATTACTCCTATATTGATTAATATTAATATCATATTATATATTGTTTAATAGATTTGCAAATGGTGCATCTGGGTTAGATAATTTAGGTGTTTTAACTAAAAATTTGTTAGGTACCTTAATTTCTACTTTCTTATCTTGTTTAAATTTAGGTAACCATTCCTTCTCAAATTCAATACGAGCAGCCATCATATCAGCCTGATGTAATATTAATGGTAAAGCGGTGCGTGGTTTTTGTTCGGGCATAAAGGTCATAAGGTATTTTTTATTCCCTTCATCATATAAACCATCATGTGTCTGAATGGCAACCATTTCATTAAATGAATACTGGATACCATGAGACATCAATGAAAATAATGAACGATCGGGAACAGATGCAAATGCTAATTTAGTATTAAACATATAATCTTCTCCTAATTTATCTTTTCTCCATTGATCAGTCTGGGGAATATATGCTTCATGTTGATCATCTCCCATTTTACCTAAATCATGATTTAAAGCAGAAAATACTAATTCTTCCTTAGTGTAAGTAGAAGTATCGGTTCCCATTTCTTCCCAGATATTATGTAATTTAAGGGAACAATCAATTACACGAATAACATGATCAACATATCCTCCAGGAAAAGCATTATGGTATTCTTTTTTATGTGCCGCGGGCATCATAATAATACGTTCTTGATATTTGGAGTAAAATTCTTTTAATTGAGTACGTCTTGGTTCAGGAATATAAGCATCAATACGAGACATTAAAATATCCCAATTTCCTTTAATCTGTTCGGCGTTTAATTGCATAACTTTTATTTATTAAATGTGTTAAAAATTTCATCTATTAATCCATAGATGTTGTTATATACTTTTATATTGGGAGAAGGTAATAAAAAAGATTCGGGAAGCCAAACGTAATTATAGGGTTCCTTCAATATTACCATAGGATATGAATCGCATTTATATAACTGTTCTATCTTATCCCCTAAATAAGAATTAGAAGAAACATCAATGTCGGTATAGGATATATTTAAGGTATTTAACCCTTCTTTTAATTGTTTACAATGTTCACATCCCCGTAACGTAAACATTACCATTTCCCATTTTCTCATCTTTCTATCTTATCTACTTTTTTTCTTTTCCCATACCCTAATTATACGGGAGAAATTTCTAATCTCCAAATTATTTATATGACGTTTCTATGACTCTTTAGATGCCAATATAAATATATAAAATTAAATTATTTCTTAATTTCTTCTTGTGGATCATATACCTTATCGAAATCTGATAGTTTATAATTCATATCCATGATTCTACCGTAAATTTTTGGAGATAATAAATGTTTATATTCACCAAAATTATCTTCCAAATCTAAAAGTAAATTAGAGACTTCATCTCTATCAAAATTTTCCCCTGAATTTATAATTTTTTCAATCATATTTAAAGATTGAGCAATTATAGGTTCTAATAGAGGAATTAACTGTTTGTCAAAATCAATTTCATTCTTCATAATTTTCCAATTCTTTAATAAAATAATAAACCACTATAGGGTGTAGTAATATTGTAAAAATAAATTCTTTGAAAGTAAAACTTATATTTCCTTCAGAGGTTATAGACAAATAACTAATAATTATAGAAATGATTAAGCCTACCCCTAAATACGCTCTAACCCCAATCCATATATACAATAAAATTTCAATACTCATAATAAATTCCATCAGAAGTTTTAAACATTTCACCCAAATTTTCAACGGTTTGAATAGCTTCCTCAAGAGAAATTTCAAAAAATTCCCTAGAAGACCCTTGAAATGAACTCATCCTAACATCCTCCAAATATTGGTGTACTACATTTTCCAAAGCATAACCATTAGAAACAGGTAAAGCCCAACGCAATTGCCATTCAGAAACGGTACCCGCACCATTAATTTGTTTAATCCTAGAAATTGGCGAAACAGCTTTACCTATTTTACACACCTCAGGATATGCCTCGTTGGTTAAAATATACACGTATTGCCCTTTAGTGGTGGAGTGGTGAAATTTAAGGGCTGACTCGGTGCTTTTCCCATACATATATGTCCAAACCAATTGTGGAGGATCTTGATGAAGTAATTCTTCTTTATATTCTATAATGAAATCGAAGGAAAGAAAATCCAGGAGTTTACCACGTGGTATTTTTTTATATTTTTGAGTTAATTCCTGGAAATTATTTCTCCAAGAAGAAAATTGTGGTAACTGATTTAAAGAAGACTGGGCACCATCGGTATGATAAAGTATAAGTTCACCGTGTGATTCCATTTTTTGTGCCTGAGAAATATTAATTGATTTCATAGGGAGAAAATTTAAATTATAATGGCTTTAACTACCTCAATATGTTTCCCATATTGGTGATGTTGGGGAGAAACTCTTTCATGATTTCCATAATACCATTGAGGGTTAACATTTAGGGCAACATCTATGGTTAGAGGAGTACCCTCGGGAAATTCTATATCATCATATCCACGCTCGTAACCCTTGATAACTACTCTTAAATCTTGATCCTTGATTTGGGAAAGGATTTCTATTAGTTGTTTGACTGTCATAATCCTTTTTCTTTTTTATAGATTTCTAAAGATTCTTTGTTTGAATATCTTGGTTTTGTTGTAAGCCACTCTGCAAATCCAATAGCAAAATCTTCTGCTATTAATTGAGATTCATTGCTTAAAAACTCTGAAACCTCTTTAAATCCGTAAGCTTGGAAAAACTTTTCAAACTTTTCTTTTAGTGTCATATTAATATGATTTTCTTACTCCTGTTATCATTATATATTGAAATTCTCCTTGTTCAGTGAAAAAATGCTGAATGAACTTTATTGTATAATGTTCTTCATGTTCTGGAAGTGTAATTACTTCTTTCAATCTAGGTCTTATCATTTGGGTTTCAATGTCATGTTCTACTTTACCCTGAAACATTAATATTAATCTAACTTTTATCATAACTATCTTATTTTTATTGTCCAAACTCGTTTTAATCTCATACCACCATACTTAGGATCATACATTCCTATATACTTGTACAATGAAATGTTTGAATACTTTTTGTCTAGGGTAAATGTTTGTGGATCCCATCTATCCTCAATTAGGAAAGTATATCCTATTAACCTGCATAATTTATAATATACCTTTCTCATACATTTAATTTTTAATGAGGTAATATACGAAAAAGGAATTGGAAAACCAAATAATCCCTAACTAAAAGTTAAGGATTAACATCTTCAACTAATTTATTAGTTTAAGTAGGGATATACCAAAGGTTTTCCAAAAAAATTTTTAAAAGAGGATTTTACAATTTCGTAAAGTGTGGGTGAAATGGTTATTTCGGAATTGCGATATATGAGTATATATGAGGGGGTGGGTGAAAGATCGTAGTCGATCTGAGAGTGGCACATTCCTTCCCCCACCCGCCACCGCCACGCGTATGGACAGCAACGCGGTGTGGGCGCACCCCTATAAGCCGCGCACGGTCGCTATCGTCCCGAGGTCAAACGAATTAGTCCCACTCTTCAAATTCTTCTGCCTCGGGATCATCCTCATACATTCCTTCAGAAATATCATCACAGGCGATATCCAAGTGCGTAAGTGCGTTATCCAAGTGGATTTTTACGTTATTATCGATTTCGCTGTACAATTCATCATTATCGATATAATCCATCGTGCGTTCCAAATCCTCCAATAATTCTTGCAGTTGGGCGCTTAATTTGGTAAGTTGTTTAAGTGTATTCATAATGTATAGTATTTTTAACCATACATATATGGGGGATTACTCCCCCACACTTGTTTCTGGGATGTATGGTACTAGATTATCAAATCTAACAGTTGTTACCACTTTTTTACCTAACACAAAGGTGAATCCGGTGAAACTTACTCTATTCATTTTAATTACATTACATTCGTAATCATTAAGTACTATCTTATCATCAATTGATGAACGGGATTGTCTTGAAATGTGACCACCATCAAAGTAATAAGTTGAATCACCTAAGTATTTTTTACCTCCAATGTAGAATGGGGTACCGTCTAAAAATTGTTCTTTTGTCATAACCTTTTATATTTTATTATTATACTTAAATATACGAAATGATATCTGAGTATCCAAGTTTTACTGAGCGCTTCTTAAAGTGGATTGTATTACACGGTGTTCTGTGCCCCGAGCACTCCTAAGGATAGCCCACCCATCATTGTATGATAGTAGTAAACCAACCACCATATTGGCATTACCAGTGTCTCCCCAGTATACGACTCCTATTTGAAGGGTAGGCGTTGTGGGTTGAGTGGTAACTATGGTATTGAGCCATTTGGTATAACGTTTACTGTACACCATTTTCAAACATAATTATCTGGTTATTAACAATGGCAAACTGTTTATGCTGTACCATCTTATCATAGTATTTTTGGGTTTTACTCTGAGATAATTTACGTTGGGATCCACATGATTGACATGATAGCCAAACAAAAAATAGGGCAATTGCGATTGCGTAGGGTCTAAATGCTTTCATAACTTGTTGTTTTAAATGGGATTTGAGTGGGGTATTTTTGGTACCCCGTGGCTATTAACCTACCTTTACTCTATCACCTTATTACATGTTAAATATACGAAATTGATCTTATGGATCCAATCGCTGTTTAAGGAGTTGTTTAAGTTCTTTAATTTGAGATTTCATTTTAACTATATGGGCCTCTTTCTGTCTCATTCTTGCAATCCACTTCCAAGCATCCTCCATCTCTAATATATCATTAAGGGTTTTATGCAATTGAGCATTTTTAGTATGTAATGCTTGATTTTCGAAAATTAATTCATAATTGGATCTATTATGTATGGAGTTAGTAAGATAAGGGGATTTATATTGACCAATCCAATATTTTTCTCTGTCATTAATACTGGATTTATCACATTGTTCTAATATACAGAATTCAAATTTTTTGTTATGTTTTATTAAATGCTCCTTTAAATTAACAAGTGTTGGATTTATAGGTTTATTCCAGTGGGCATCCCATCGTTGGTTTAAATTCTTAGATTGCCCCACATATACAACTTCATTATACATGGGGTTTATTATCCCATAAACATAATACATTTTCATAATTTATATTAATATTAACAGATGCTCAACATTTTGGTAAGATTATTGAATATTATTCATGTCTCCTTTCTCTTTCACATGTAACGTAGAGCATTCTTCACCATAATGGGCGCCTTATATTGAATATCCTCCATTCGCCTATAAAAAATATAGTGGGCCTGTGAGAGCAGGCCCGAAACTATATTGGGGGAAAATTATTCCGCTTTGGCGGGACGACCTAACTTAATGGTTCCGTTTAAACGTTTCGCTTCCAATTCCATTTTACGTTTGTAGGAAGCACTTTCCGGGTTTGGTTTACGTCCCAATTTAACTAATCCTTTAACTGATAGTCTCATTTGGCGTTTTGAACCCTCTACTACGGGACGACCTTTTTTAAGTTCACCTGCCGCACGTTTAGCTTCTAATTCCGCCTTACGAGTGGCATGTTTGCTTTCAAAATTCACGGGTCTTCCACGTTTAATTTCGCCTGCCTCACGTTTGGCAGCCAACTCGGCCAATCTGATTTGTCTTACTGAATTTGTGTTAACTGGTCTACCTAATGTTTTTACTGTGTTTGTCATAACCTTTATTTTTTTATTAATTAATTTCTTATTACATGTTAAATATACGAATCCTATTTTACGAAACCAAACTTACTTTGATATAATTTCGATCTAATATTCTTTTACATTCAGAATAATCTGATGGATTAACTAGGAAAGTATTTCCTGTATTGTAAAATACATTGGAAAGCTTGTTTGAATTGATTAACAATTGGTTCGCTTTTTTTCTTAGACCTAATTCTACTGTAAATTTTTTCATATTTTTTCTTTTTAATTATTAACTTTCTTACATGTTAAATATACGAAATTAACTTTAAAAATCCAAATCTATTTTATAGAGCGTTAGTAATTAACGTTTTAAAAGTATATACCTTTTTTTAAAGGAGGAAGTGGAGGGGCGGGGGAAGAAGGGTACCGTATTATGCCCCTAACTCAACACATTCCACCTATACTCGTTTCCACATACCATCCTAAGCCCTCGCCACTCTAGGAATATCTTTCCTAAATGCGTTCCCTCATAGGAAATTGTTTCCACATTATAACATTAGGTAGGAACCACGTTCCCTTACCAATTTTGCGGAGTGAGAGGAGTCGAACCTCTTGCGCAGACAGTCTTGCTTTAAACCAACCACTCCAGGACCTGCAGATCCTATTATAAAAATTAAGCTAGGACCATTGCAATCCTAGGGTTTAACCTGCCCTTGCTTATTTTTTGATGTTGTGACAGGATTCGAACCTGCATCTTTTTAATTCTTCTCACAGGATACCGAATATCTATCTCAATCTTGAGGCCTTCTTGTAGGAAGGTGCTTATACCTATTACGCCACACAACAAACTTATTATGATTTAATAATCTCCACTATATCATGATCTTCTTCAGGTATTCTAAAATTTTTGAATACAAACCCATCATGTGTTCTTGTACCATAGTTATTGTTACTATTACCAAAAGAATTACCATCTTTATCTTTAACATATCTCACCACATGGTCTAGGTAAGTATAATTATTCCAAGGTGTAGGTGCAATATATTCTAACACTGCTCCTTGTGAGGATATCAATTTATCCCCCGGTTTACAATCTCTCAAATCTACCATTTCATTTCTTTTTTTATCATTATTACTCCATTAATATACGAAGTCTGATTTGCATATGTTATTCCTTATTTGTTAAATTTTTCGTTGTAGTATTGCTCTGATAGTTTATCTCTAAAAATAGCAGTTGAACCATAACCTTTTTTGCAAGCATCTATTATCTGTTGCTTTTCCATTTCTTTGGCTTGTTCTATTAATTCAGAATTTATAACTCCGTTAAAAATAAAATCACCTTTGCCATCATCTCCTCTTAATTCTTGTATTAACCATTGTACTGCTGTCATCTTATTTCTTTTTAAATTCTTTTTCTGTAATCTGAACAAGCTTTAACCCAACCTCTATCCCAAGCATCATCTGCTCCTGGGCATTGGTTAAATAATACCGTAGGGTCTTTACCTTTTTTTATTTCATTTTCCGCTTCAGTATAACCTTCTTCAAACATTCCTTTACCATTGTAGTTAGTTTCTTTAAAAATTTTACCCCAATGTTCTAAAAATTGTATCATAATTATTTCTTTTTAAATTGTTCAAACCAGATTTTGTTTTCTTCCATATCATTTTTATCAATATATTGATATATGAAAGTTTCTAAATATTTAGTATGGTGCTCTAATATTTCTAACACATCTTCCTCATTATACATTTTTTCAGCTTGCCATTTAGCACCATACACACAACCTTTTTTAAAAATAATTCTTTCATCTTGATTGAGATATTCTTTTGAATATAAAGAATTATCAGCAACTTCTTCAAGTGTTTCTTGTTTAGGATGTTTTAAACCCAATAATTCCGTGTATTTAGAATTGTGCCATCTTAAATGTGATGGTACCCCCAATTCTTGTTCCATCTCATATATTTCCCTTTGTATTTTATTCATTTTAGGTTCTTCTTTTGGAATGTAATCTTTTCCTAACCAAACTGTAACTTTTTTACCATCAATAAAATCTTCGTGAAAATACTCTTGGTGTTCTTCGTGAAACATTACTTCTTGATTGTTTGGATTTACAAGGTTTGGAATGATGATTTTGTAACCTACATCGCATAAATCTTGTTTATCATAAGCACCTTGACTTGGACAATTATCTCCATGTTTACAAAATGATTCAACTTCAACCTCTTCACAACTTGGATTCTTAACAAACCATTCTAAAAATGTATCATCAATAGCTTGAACACCATCATTTTCAGCGGTAAATTTGATTAAATCTTTGTCTGTTGTTAGGATGATTTTTCTACAATATGATTTTTGAAATTGTAAAACACCACTCTCATAGTGATTAGACAAAGTTCTTTCACATTTAAAAACTCTATTATCTCTAATATCAATACCATATTCTCCTTCTTTAATTTCTTCTGAATTAGTGATGTAGATATTTTGACAAATTACATTATCAATCTTTGGCATAGGACTGTTAAACAAATCCCAACTATTATTCTTTAAATAATGTATTAACCTACTTGGTTTATCTGTTGGGATTATAAATATATTTTTCATAAGTTATATAGAATTTGAAATTAAACAATACATGAAGATTCCCCACACGATAATTAACCCTACCTTTGCAACGTTTGCTGCTCGTTGAACTGATTTTTCTGACATAACCTTCTATTTTTTATCTTATTACATTCGAAATATACGAAAGCAGCTTAAATTAGCTGCTTCCCTAGTATTGTTTTTATTTAATTTTTATCCAAATACCTCTTTTAAAGTAATCAACTACTTGTTCATCTCTGTAAACTGTAGTGAAAGATGAGTGTGATTTGTTTTTCCAATGAATATCACATATACCATCAACACTTTTACCTACTACGTAAATTGGAAACTCCTCACTACAGTGAGTAAATTCCTTACCTCTTAAATCATCTATTTTCATAACTGTTTGTTGTTTTAATTATTAATACTTAAAGATAGTGATTAAACTAATACTAGGCAACTTTTTCTTTAACTTTTTTCACAATATATGCCATTCCATAATAACTCTTTTCTCCTGGAGATAGGAAAGATCTTCTTAGCTTAGCATACGCTTTGGCCTCTTCATGGTCTTCAAATTCCTTAACAACTTTAATTTTCGACCCTATAGGTCCACCTATTCGAATAACTTGTGTCATATTACCTCTTTTTAATTATTATTTCTTGAACGTTTAAATATACGAAATCTAATTTAATTATTTAGTTCCTTAGCCTATTAATTATTTATAATTTTTTGATAAGCTTTACACATTTCCTCATTATCACCTAAATAAATGTTACCTAATTTTTTCATCCACTCGTAGAATTTTTCTGCTTCTTTCATATTATTTACCTTTATTTAATTCATTTAAAACAGCAACCTCAATAGTACCAATTCCCTTAAATATATTATTATTCAAGTAAATAGCATGGTGATATTCATCTACTAAATCATGTAATTTACTCATAAATTCCTGTAAATCTTTCTTTTGAATATTATTATATATTCTTTGTTTTAATTCACCTAATGCTTCACTTATGGTATCACCATCTTCGATAATCTCATTTTCAACTAATTGGTTTTCAATATTTCTAATTCCTTCTAACAATAAATCTAAATTTTTCATAACTTTACGTTTTTATCTTATTACATCTTTTTAACATTCGAAATATACGAAATTTACTTATAATCTCAAATACCCTATACGTAATAATAGTAGTAATTTCTGTTATCACTTTTCTTCTTCCATAACAATCTTTTAACAAGACCCTTAGCAAGACCCCGTCGTAACATGTCAGCATATTTTTTATTTGACTTAATAGTTTCATTTCTGTAATATCCAAAAACTTGTTCTTGAATTTGCCCTTCAGTTTTATAATTAGTAGTTTTTAAAAAATCTACAATTTCATTTACTGAACGATAAGGTGCTGTTTGTGGCCACATAATATTTTCTTTTTAATTATTAACTTTCTTACATGTTAAATATACGAAAAGAGGATATAAAATCCTCTTCCATTATTACTTTTAATAAAATAATCCGTTCCAAACCAACCAACTTGGTTTTTGGAAAATACCTAATTTAGGTTCGTTTTTTGAATACTCTCCAACAACTTCCATAGTATAACAAATATTACCACATTCGCTTACATCAACTAATATGCTTCGATTGGTTGAACTATAATTATCACTGAATTCATTACCAATTTCTTCTTTTAGCATTTGAATTTTGTTGTGACCGTCAATTGAATCTTGAATACTTAAATTTACCATAACTTTGATTTTTTAATTATACTTAAATATACGAATTATAGCTTAAATATCTTATTCCTTAATTTAATAGTTTAAATCTCATTAAACGACCTTCTCCAACAGCAACACTATTCATGTTACCTATACTTTGCCAAACAAATTTAATATTGAATGCTTGCATATGATCACCTAATTTAGTTCTCACTTGCTCATATATATCATTTGGGAAAATATGTTCAGATAAATCAAAACCATTTTCAGCATATGTAGCTATTTTATCTAATGCTTCAAGGTAGTATTTATTTACTTGCTGATTAATTCTTTGATCTCTTGCTTCTGTGTTTAATTTAATTTCCATAACTTTACATTTTTAATTATTAACTTTCTTACAGATTAAATATACGAAATATGTTTTATTAATCATATTCCTTATCTAAACTCATTAAAATGTAATGAGATACACTTGTATAATCACGTAATATATCTGTTCTCCAGGAACCAACTTCATAAACCAAGTCCTCTAATGTTGTACACTCGTTTAATGCTAGAATATATTCATTATCCATAACATTTCGATCAATTTCACTTTGAATAAACTTTTCTATAATACTAATACATGAAGGAAAGGTATTTTGTCTTTCTTCCTCTAAATCACGTGCATTTTTTCTAAAATCTTCATTATATGACATAATATTTGTTTTAATTATTATACTTAAATATACGAACTTTATTTTAAAAAATCTCTTCCTTTATACTAACAATTGCTATTTCATTTGCAATAAATTCATCCAATTCCTGCTCTAATTGTTGAGCTTCATTGTATAATTTTTCACCTCTAAATTTCCAAATCAAAATAGAAAAATCATTTCTACTCATATCAAATCTAAATTCATTACCTTCACTTTCAATAGAAAAAGAAAAATAACCACGACCTTCTTCATCATTGAAATCTTCAATTACATTAAAATTCTTTTGTACAGCATCAATTACATGTTTTGTAATAATGTTTTTTTGTTCTTTCTTTGTCATAACTTTTATCTTTTTTCTTATACTTAAATATACGAAATTAATCTTAATCTTCTAATTCCTCTATATAATTAAATTTTAATATACCTTCTTCAACTCTACCAATTCCTCTTTTTACTATTTCACTAATATAATACTCTATACCAGTTGAAGGAACACAGTGCATTGTATTTTGTAATGCTAATTTATTACCATTTTTATGATAAATTTCTGCTAATCGTAATTCAAGATTTACTCTATTCAATGTTCTTTCTTTCATAATATATCTTTTTAATTATACTTAAATATACGAACTTTATTTTACTTATCCATTTCCTTAGTCACAAAAAGCCCCTTAAAAAGGAGCTTAATGTTTCGTAATAATTAAAAAAGAATAAGGGGTTATGAAGCACTTATTTTGTAGTCAGGGAGGACTCGAACCTTAAAGCAACCATATAGGACTCGGCAACCACGCCTCATTACGCCACCTGACTGATTTATTTTATAATTCGTTATTAGCAATTGCCTTAATTACTTCTTTATTTTCTTCATCTTGTTCCTCATCAGTTTCTCCTAAATCCATAAAATTGTTTTCCAATGCCTCTCTTAAATTATCTACATTAATAGGAGCTCCTACTACTTCAATTCTATTATCATAGTTTAATTCAAACTCAACTGAATCTAAATCAACCAAATCTCTTTCATTATTCTCTGCCCATTCAATAACATTATCAATTGCTCTTCCAATATCAAAAGTAGTAATAACTCTACCTTTATTTTCTTCAATACTATTAATTAAATTAATAACATCTTCTTTTGAGAAAATTGAACTTACTGAACTTTGAACTGACTGTAATACTAAATCTTTTTTCATAACCTTTTATTTTTAAATTATTAATTTTTCTTATACTTAAATATACGAACTTTATTTTAAATCTCTTATTCCTTTTTTAAATTTTTTCTTCAATTATTAACTGAGTACTAACTTCACATTGCATTTCTCTAAATAGTTCAGGTCCCTTTTTAGAACCTAATGTTAAATAAAATACAGCATCTACATCTTCAGCATTAACAAATTCTAATTCCTTGTAGAGAAAATCAAAATTCTCAGCTAATTTAATTTCGTTTTTAGTGTTTAACCAGTTAACGATTGATTTTTTATTCATTGTTTTCATAACCTTTATTTTTTTAAGTTTTTAGCTAATGCTGATTTGAAATTCATTTCATGATTAAGTTTATCTTGAGCTAATATTTTCTCTTGATTTGCTTCCCACCATAATTGATATTCTTTTGAAGCAATACTTTTACCTTCCATAACTTTATCTTTTTAATTATACTTAAATATACGAACTTTATTTTAAATAAACTATTCCTTTAATTAAAATAAATCATTTAAGTGTTTTTGAACTTCCATTCTAGCAACATTTGAAATACTTTTAGAAAACGACCCTATATGCCATTCTATTACTTCAATATCACTAATTTTTCTATATTCCTTCCAATCATAGATTGTGAATACGTCACCTTCTTCAGTTTCCATGTCCCAAACAAAATTTACTTTGTCTTCACCCGTATTATTATTATCAGGTTCACCTAATGCTCTAGTTAAATCTTGAACACTTGCTTTAATTGTTACACCTTGAAATGAAGTTCCATCTACATTTTTGTACGTTTTTTTAGCCATAACCTTTATTTCTTTAAATTATTAATTTTTCTTATACTTAAATATACGAAATTAAATTTAATTATCTAATTCCCTTGTAAATCTTCTATATCACCTTCATATTCAAATTCCTCTTCATACTCTTCTCTTTCTTCAATCATATATCTTACCTCTTCAATTGGCTGAGACATTATTAATTGTTTTAACATTTGATCTTCCATACCTACTTCTTTAAGTATGTATTGCATTGTTTCTCCATCAACACAATCTCCTTTTAATGTTAGAGATCTTAAGTTATTAATGATCTGTTCAATTCTATTTCGAACAAACTCTCCTTCACTCATTTGAGCTGTCTCGTAGATCACTTTGTATGACTTGTAGTAATTATCTTCCCAAGTAATAACTACAGTTCTACCACACTCGGTAGTAAGTTCTGTTGAATTCGTATCAAAGACATTAATAACATCTGCCCAATCTAATTCAAATTCCTTTTGTGTTGAATTTTCAGCTTGATCTAAAAAATAATTTACATCCATCATAACTTTTTCCTTTTTAATTAATATCTCTTGAACACTTAAATATACGAAATTAATCCCAAGAATTCAATTCCTTCTCAGCTAATTCAATTGCTCTTTCTAAATCAATTCCTTGAGACATATAATAATCTGTCCAATACTCTAAAAATTCCTGTGTTGATGGATGTGACATAATTTATTTTTTAATTATACTTAAATATACGAAAAGGGGATGTAAAATCCCCTTCCTTTATTTAACTATATTATTAACATATCCTAATACTTGACTTGTGATAGAATTTATATTTACATTTTCTTCCTGAGATTTATGTCCATGCATAAACTCAAAAACTGCAGTTCCTTTTTTACCACTTTTACTTACATCAATTAATTTAATTGAAGAGATATGTGGGGTATAATTATGTTTCATTTGGATATGAACTCCTTTATTAAATTTAATTCCTTCATTCATTAAATCAAATGTAATCTGACTTTTCTTAAAAGCTGAAATTTTTTCATCTAATTCTCTAATAGCTTTTCCTACTAAATTCATTTGCTCATAAACACTATCATATTCTTCTTTGAAAGGAAGTACAATATTATTTACAGCATAAAGTATACTGAAAGAATTATCTTCTACAACTTCAGATAACTTACCTAATAGCTGTAATCTTTTTAATTCCCAAATATCATCTCCTTTAGTAGAAGTTGAATAATAACTTAAATCAACTCCCTTGAAAGACTTCTTATTCTCCTCTCCATCAAATTCCCAATTCTCTCTCAAGTAAATATTAAACAATTCTTTCTTGTAAGAATAATCTGGATGAGTCATTTTAAAGTAAACAGACCCTCTTAATACTTCAATTTCTACTTCTTTAGAAAAATCAGAAAAGAAAGGAAGCAAAACATCTGACATTGCTTTTTGCTCTCTAACATAAATGTCTCCTCTTTTGTTTTCTAATTCTACTTTTTGTGCTGTGAAGATTGTTTTTTGATCCTCTAATAAACTAATTCTTGTCATAACCTTTATTTTTTTAAATTTCTATACTTAAATATACGAAAAAAATTTTAAATATCCTAATAAACATAAAAAGGACCCTTATTAGAGTCCTTTCTGTTGTATTTCTTTTTATTTTTAAATACTTTTGTTTTACTTGCAGCCCAAATTTCCTGCATTGAAAATTGAACTTTTTCTAACTTACGATTATTTTTTTTATTTTCTTCCATTTTAAAATATCATTTTTTAATTATGGATAAATATACGAAGGCTCCTTAAAGGAGCCTAGTACTTTTGTATGTAAAGTAATTTATATTTGATTTAAAATACTTTGTGCTTCTTCTTGAGACATATTAGTAGCATGGTTATCACCATCAAGTACATAATTATTTTCTCCACTTGCTACATCTTCTATATAGCTTTTTCTCACAGCAAGACTAAAACCATCTTCTTCTGCTGTTTCATCTTCAGGATCTAAAAATAAACACCAAGTACCTTCAGGACCTTCTTCGGTTCTTATTAGTTTTGTTTTACTCCAATCTGTAGTATAATCAACATTATCATCAAAATCTTCTTTCAACATTTTCCCTTCAGCAAGGAATTTTTTTAAATTAAAATTATTTTCCATTTTTATATTTTTAAATTATAATAATAAATATATGAAAGGGGATAAAATTATCCCCTTCCTTTTTAAGCTGCAATAAATTCCTCAGCTAAAGCCCACAATTTAGTGTTCATATCAATGTCTTGAGTAAAATTCTTAACAGCTCTCGCTTTTCTTGTTTTACCTTTAGCATTCATGTAACCAAAACCACCACTTGTTAGTTTTTCTTGAACACGATTCAATACAACCCAAACATTATTACCAACATCTTCTTTACGTTCAGCCAATAACAAGCTATTAACTTCATCTGAAGATAATTGTTTTTCTTCACCAAAACGAGCTTCAACTGCTTTTAAAGCAAACTCATATTGTTGTTCAGGTGTCATTTCAACTTGTGAAAACTTATTCAAGTTAGCAACTACAGTTGGTAATGTTTCAACTAATTGACTAATGTATACTCTCAAGTCAGCAAATGAATAACCCATATGTCTCATTTTAAAACCACCAAAATCTTGTGATTTAATAACCAAACCATTTTCACACACAAAACGAAACACACCCATTTCAAATTTAACGGCTGTAGATCCATCATGTGAATTAATCAATAATAAAGTAGGATGCATATCAGCTTCACCATTTTCATCATTGATAACGATTTCAGGATTAAAAAACTGAACTAAGTGTTTCTTAGTAGCAGCATTTTTAGTTCTACTTTTAACAGTTTTAACACTGTATGGGAACCAACCTAATGCTTCCATATCATCAACAATTGTATCTGTTGGAATATGAACATACTTGTCAGTTAATTTAGAACCAACTTTGTGGTTAAAAATTGAAGGAGCCAATGATTTTAATTCTTCTCTTGATAATACTTTTAAACTTTTCATAACCTTTATGTTTTTAAATTTCTATACTTAAATATACGAAAGAAAATTTGAGGAGCCAAATTATTTAGCTCCTTTCTCTTTATAATAGTCTGATTTACTAAATTTAGTTGTTGATTGCTCTACTTTAGCTTTAGGCTGATTTAATGTTGGTAACCAAGCCATTAATTGTTCGTAATGTGATTTGCTGCTGTTTTTACTCATTTTCTTTATCTTTATTTGTTATTTCTAATAATCCACCCCATTTTAACATATTCGTAATTCTATTTTCTAATGTAACCCAATCTTGTGTTTGAATGCAATAAATCAATTGCTCATACTGAAATTCAGGTGATGTGTTTAGCATATCACCGGTCCAATATGATTCATCTATTTGATATGTTTTACCTTTAAAATTGAATTTCATTAGTCTATGTTTTGGGTACCTGTTTGTTCTAAATATTTAGCTTCTACTAATTCTTTTCTTAATTCTACAATCTTTTTTATATTACTTACTCCTACGTTTTTAATAGCATTTTGGATAGTTTTATAAATTGAGCTATGTGTTTTACCATTGGTTAACACAACTTGATAATATTTTTCAGCCATTATTTATTATTTTTAAATAACATGTTGAATAAAATGTTAATTCCTAAGGCTTGCCAAAAACCTATTGGATGAACTCCATCTACTGCCCCTATTAAAACATTATTCCATAACCATTGCGTAGGCCATGCTAATAATACAGCTGTAATTACTAAAATCCCTAAGGCTGATAAAAATACTCCTAATTTTTCCATTTTTTATTTAATTGTTTTATATGTGTCTTTAGTTACTTGATCAAATGGAATCCATTTAATCATTTGTTCATCTTCTTCCTCATAAGGTAGAGGAAATGCCACTTGACATATTTTATTTTCTGTTTTTAATATTGCAATAAAACCATACCCTTCACAAATACATGATTGATAATACCCAGGTTTTAAATTATTGAATATTTCTATTACTGAAAAGTCATGGGGCATTTCAAAATCATACTTTTCACAATATTCTTTACTAAAATCTGCCATTCATTTTATTTTTAAAATTATACTTTAATATACGAAAAATTTTCTTAAAATCCAAATTAATCGTTAGGTCTTCTTGCAGAAACCCAATTATGCTCTACTATTTTATTTTTAGGAAACAGCGATTTATTGGCACGTCTATTTGTAGCATAATGGTATAATGGTCCATTATAGTCAACGTTGTTTATACGTCGTTTTCCGTTGAATGAACGAAATTCTCGCGATGTAACTCGATACCAACCATTTAAGTTCGGCATAAACAATTCTAAATTAGCAGCAGTATTAAAATCATATTTAATTTTTTCTGTATTACCTGTTTTTTCCATAACTTACATACTATCTATTTGCTCTTGTGTTAAATTTTCTCTCCACTGATTAATGTAATTATTTTCTTCATCAATTAGGACTTGTAGTTCTTCTTCACTCATTAATGTCTTCTTTTAAATATAATTGTATCGTTTTGAGTTACTCGTAATAATTTCTTATCAGGTGTTAAAATATATTCACTATCTATAATTTGTAGTGTAGAGGGATCAATTGTTTCAACTGCCATTCTACCTTTTCTATTTCTACAAACATAAACTGTTGAATAAACAATTGCCTCTCCAAACCTACCTACACTATTGAATTTAATCTCAGTTACTTTAGTATAACCCTTTTCTTTGTGAATAATAATCTCCATAATATTTTGTTGGGGATTAACTGATTCCCAGTGATAAAAGTATCTTAAATCAAATGCTTTATTTTTTCGTTGGGCATTACATGTTATACTTGCTAATGCTAAACCTAATATTAAAACTTTTTTCATAACTTATTTTTATTTAATTTAATATACGAAAAAAAGCTTGCATAAGCAAGCCTTTTAGTTAGTTTATTTTAATAAAAATTATTTAGTACAACTTCCTTTAATACTAAATCCGGTTTTACCTACAGGTGAAAAAACTTTAGCTTTAACATCACCATTATTTTCATCAAAAGGAACTTTTAAATCACCTGTTCCTACTTTATAGATTACAAACTCTTTAGTCCCACCTCCTTTAAACATTGCTTCCAATTGACTTAAGGCTTTATCTACAGTATCACTTTTAGTTTGTTTAGCTCCAGGTTTTAACATTTGATTAACTAAATCTTCATAAGAAGTAGCTTTAATGGTTTCTACATTTGAACCCATTAAATTTTGATTACCTTTCAATTCAGTTAATTTTAAAACATAAATTGGAACATACTTCCATTCCTGATATCCACTTTTAGAATTAGTTTCTTCAGTCGCTACATATCCAGTGTCTTGTTTTATTTTACCATTAGCATCTAATACAACTAATCTATCAGGTATTGTACCTGTATATAATACTAAATTTCCTTTACCACTAATGTATTCCTCATATGTTCCTTGATCTCCACTCTCACTAAATGGAACCATACTACAAACACTATTTTCTACTACAATAGAAACAGTAACAAATTGTTCTGCTTTAAATTTAGGATCATTAACGTCATCTCCTTTTTCATATGGGGTATTTCCTACTTTAGTATCAATTTCAATTTTATCAAATCCTAAATTACTTACTAAATCTTCAATAACTTTAGCTCTAGCTTGAGCTAATGAACCTTTACTTTCAAATCCTTTTGGATTAGTTACTTGTGATTCACCTGCCGTTATAACAATTTTAAAATTCTTTAAGTTTTTACCTTTAACCCAAGACTTAATATCATTAATATTTGTAACTAAACTTTCCTTACTAGTTAATGAAGTTTTTCCACTATTAAAATTTTCTCCAAAATTGAATGATATTATTTCTCCAGGTATTGAAATTGAAGGTGCAGCCACACTTGGAGTTTCAGCTGATATTTCAGTTCTAATATCATTTAAAGTATCAGGGGCATACGTTTCTAAAGCATTAGCAATATTAGGTATTAAAAGAATTGCTGCCACAGTATATTTGCTCCAAGTTTTCCAATTTTGAACAATTTCTTTAACAGCTTGAGCTGCCTCTTTAGCAGTGGCCTCTGTTAATTTAGATTCATCTAATTTTGAATTTAAATTCCTTAGAATCGCTAATTCATCTTTAGGTATTTGAGGTAATAAGTCTTTTAATGTAGCCATGAATTTATATTATGGTAATAAATATTACCCTATAAATGCTCTCAATTGTTCTACACTCATAACACCTGATTGTTTACGAATGTTTCCTTGATCATCAATTACCACTGTAGTGGGAACGTTTCTAATTCCATGTTCTAATATTCTTGGATCACCACTAGAGGCATCTATTGATTGAAATTGAACTCCTAAAGTTTGGGAAGCTACTTGTTCGAATGCTGGTGTGTATGTCTTGCAAGGTATACAATTGTTGGTATAATATTTAATACATTGTTTCATTTTCTATTAATTTGGTTTCTATTTCTTCAAATTCATGTTCGGGTATTATTTCTACAAATAAATAAGCTTCATTATGCTTTAATACATGGTCACATCCTAACCACTGTTTCCATACTTTCATTTTCTCATTATTGAATATACCGGTTTTATCGTGGAATTGGTGTAGTGGCATTACTCTATTAATTAGGTATAGGATGTCACCATGCTTAAATAGTTGTTTCATAAATTATTTGAAATCTATTCTATTACTTGTAGAATTTTAGTGTCTTTAACACTTTTAACTTGGAAGTCTGTTGACATGCCTTCGTTTTCAAACATTTTTGTAACTTTTACTTCGGCATCTGTAACGCTTACTGCATCTACTAGATATTGCTCTCTCATTTTGGTTTGTTTTCCTCCGTCGTTTATATCAACGATTTCTACATTTACTTGAAAATACATAATTTATAGTTTTAATTGTTATTAATAATACTTTAACATACGAAATAAAATCTTAATCTCCTAATATTTTAGCACCTTTTTTAAGATTATCATACCACCAAAGAGGTTGAAAATTAGTATAATGGTTAAGTAACATAATATCCTCCTCTGTTTCGGCTGATGAAATAGGAATTATGTGATCTAAATGCCATTCACCATGATTTTCTAGAGTCATACCTTTAGTAAATTGAGATTGAATATAATAAATAAAAAATTCAAAACCACAACCTAATATATCTTGGGTTTTTGTTTTTTTTCTAAATATACCTTTACAAGCACGTTTGAAAGAATTAGTAATATTACTCCTGATTTGTTCTTTAAATTTATAAGTGGGGTTGGTTTGTTTTTTAACCTTGTGAATGTTTTGATAATAATTGGGATTGTTAAGTTTCCAATTTTTGGAATATAATAATCTATAATTAGGGTTTTTCTCATTCCATTCCTTATCTATAATAAAGGAACATTCTTTGCATTTATATTTTTTACCATCTTTTTTATTTTTATCTTTCCCAAATTCAATGAAATTTTTTACTTGGTTACACTTACTACATTTTTTATGATTAAGAGGTAATAAAGGGAGAGATAATTTATTTTGTAATCTTTTTATTAATGTCTCCTCATTATTACATTTCTTACACCAGCTTTGTAACCCATCCTTACTTTTTACCTTTTTACAGAAATCACTAAATAATTTTAATTCTTTACATTTACTACATTTTTTCATTTGAAATAAGAAACCTACAGCTTTCGAGGTCGGAGTCTCTACTTGCTATAGGTTCTAAATTAATATTTTATATATGTAGCTCCGACACTACGAGTATAAATATTACAAAACTCATTTTTAATTTAATTTAAGGTTTCTAATAATTTTTTTACTTTAATACACATTTCATAATCTTCTACTTCTTCGAAGTATACTAACCCCATTTCTAAAGCAGGTTCCCATTCATCTTCATTAACTGTTAAAATAACCTCATCCATTTCTTCATCCTCAGTTAAGGTAACAATAAATAGATCAACCATTGAAATTTTTTTATTTTTCTTCCAAAGATGATTTAACATCTCATAAGTTTGAATATGAATAACCTCTGGGTGTGATTCAGTATATTCAATTAAGTCATCTGTGTCTTTTAATGTTAATTTTTTGGTTTTCATTTATTTGGTTTTACGAGGTTTTCTTACTTTAGGACGGTCAGAAGGGAAATGGTTATAAAATATTTCACATAACTCCTTTTCTAATGTTTCAATTGCTTCCTTATCAGCTTTAGTAATACGAGTTTTTCTTTCGTTTTTCTTAGGCTCATATTTACTTTTTAAAGCACTTAATTGTGCTTCTTTTCTATCAAATACACCCCATACAGGGTCTTTGATAGTGACACTTAAAGGACCTTGTGGGTTAATGTTTTTATCCCATTCCCAAATAAATGTTTCGCCATTATGATCTTTAAATTCTTGTGTGTATTGTAAAATAGGAGTATCGTTTTCAGCTATTCTACCTCGTCTTTCTACTTTCATAACCTTAATATACGAAAAAAATTTTACTTAACCAAACTTTTTACTTCTTTTATATGCTTACATTCTCTGTCCTTAGCTCTCCATACTCCTGGACAATTGCAACTAAATTTGAATCCATTTCGTTTAGTAACATATTCTCCATCCCCACTTGAGGATTTGAATTTCCAAGTATCAATTTCTTTTACTTGTTCTTGTTTTGATATCTTTTGTGCCCATTTTATATCACTCAATTCAGTATTTGGGTGACATGGTACCCAACCAGGAACAATATATCTACCACTAAGTGTGTTTATTAAACTTGGTGGAATTAAGGATTCAATTTGGTATTTGTGAACTTGAACTATAGATGTTCTTACATTGGGGTTATCTATAGTAATAGCAGTATTAGAATGTACTGTATAATCTTCCATAAAACCACAATTCCAAGTATTTGAAACATTGTATAACATAACCTTTCTTTTTTAAATTTATACTTAAATATACGAAAAAAATCTTAAATATCCAAGTTTTTAGTCATTGTATGATACAAAATCATCATTTTCATCTTTATCATCGTTTTCGTCTAATAAATTTAATGATTTGAATTGCTCATACATTGCATCATCCATTTCCCATTTAACTTCTTGGATTTTAGGTATTTCGTATGTGTCTTCTATACCTTGTATTTGTTTAGGAGTAAATATATCTCCGATAGTTAAATAATAACAATTGTAGCATAGAAACTCTAAGTTATCCTGTTTCCAATCTCGTTTATTCCCATTTTTAAAATTAACTAACAATGGTACTCTATAATCTGATACACGTTGTTCCTTAAATCCACAACAAGTACATTCTTCAGCTAATATTGCTTCTTGAATTAATCTACGTTTGAATTTATCTATACTAAATGACTCGGTGTATAATTCTCCTGATAGTATTTTTTGTAGGTCAGGGTCTCTACCATGATGTTTTAGAAATTTAGGAATACCTTTACCCACTTGATTTTTATGAACATCAAATAGTGTTGGTGAGTTAGGATCGTTATCGTCTACTCTGAATGATTTGAAATATGGTTTAATATGTTGGTAGGAACAATTTAAGTATCGAGCTGCTGCTCTAATACTTTTAGTAACCTTCATTGCACGTAACAAATCTTCTTTTGAGTATATTTTTGGTTTTGGACCCTTACGAAAATCATTTGGATGAGCCATATAACTTATTTTTCGTTTAAAAAGTCGGGTATTATTTGGGATAAATAATTATAAAGATCTTCAGCTGTTTTTAGAAATATTTCTACTTCAGTTCCATCTTCTTTAGTTTCAATCAAGTAATTTATTGTACCATCTAAATTGGCACGTTCATATAAATAGAATGTAATTAATTCATATACGTTCGTTCCCCAAGTTAATAACATTAATTTATCTATAACTCCATAGAATGGTTCCTCGTATTCAAATAGATCTAATCCAAATTCACTTTGCAATCGAGCAGATTTATTAAGTGCTTTTTCATATTGTTCTATAAGTGATATAAATAGAATTTTCTTTTTGAATGCCTTATTTCGTCTTTGTTTTTTAATTAAAACTGGAGAATTAAGTAACTGTTCAAATGCTTCTTGAAGACTATTTTGTAGGTTGGGATCCATTTTTTTCTAATTCTTTATATAAACTATCAATTTGGGAGCATTTACGGTAATCCTCTATTCTAATAAAGTATTCTAATGAAGATTTTAGTGTAGATAAATAATTTTCTTTAGTTATTATTATATTAGCTTCTAATTGTGGTATAGCACATACCGTAAATTCTTTTTTATTATCTTTAATGGCCTGTTTCATCCCGTCTACAACGTTTTCAAATATAGAATGTTGTATTTTAGGAGCAAAAAGGGTATCTAAAATACCCCTTGTACTATACTCCTTTAATAATATGTTAGGCAGGTGTCTCTTCATTATCAGAACTTGTTGATTGAGCTTCTCCTTCCATACTTCCACCCAATACTTTATCTTTAATAAAGGTAAATACTGAATCTAATGGGATTTGGAAGTTAGCAGCCATTTTATCAGGCGCGTCTGTGTCTCTATCAAATTCTAAACCATAGTCAACGAATTTTTTAGATACTGCTGTTGATATTGAACTTTGTAGTGAATCAACTTCTTCAGGTGTTAGATTAGTTAATACTTCTCCATTTTCATTTACAGGAAAAAATTTAACTTTAATACCTTTTTTAGTTGGGTTTTTATTTACATCTACTACTACTTTAAAGCTTTCACCACCAATAGTAGCGTTATAGTTTAATTCACCTTCTTCTTTAAGAAATTCTTCACTTAGAAAGAAATCACGTAATTTGTATTCCATGTTGTTAATTTTGGTATAAATATTAAAGATATTTTAAATTATTTAAAGGATTATGTTTAATGTTAGTCCCCCATTTATATATTGAATAATTAAAGCATTCTTGTTCTATAAGTTGCTTTTCTTGCTGTTTCTCAGGAGTAGGAGCAGTACCTAATGATACAAAATGATAAAAACTACAATTATATGTTCTTAGCATCTTCATTCCATTTAATTGACATTTCAAGAAAAATTCCCAATCAACTGTCCATGGACCAGGGTATGTTTCATCAAACCCCCCAATTTTTAAATAGTCTATTTTAGAGATTAAAAATGGGAATGTTGAACCTTCTTCTGTAGTTTCATTTCTCCTATTATTAATCTCATAAGCCCAAAACGCTTTCAAATCAAACGTTTTAGGATCACGACCTAAATCCTTAATATCAAACTGTCTAAACATGCTATGAGTAGGTTCAATTTGATTTGGGGATAATACTGAATTAGATTGATAGGCCTCTAGTAAGTACTTATCCCAATTAGTAGGAAATATATTATCGTCTTGAACATGAAATACTAAATCAAATTTAGCATTACAATGACCAAAGTTCATTGCTCGTATCATCCCAACATTCTCTTCAAGATTTAGGATTTCAATATCATTAGAGTATTTATCTAATACTTCCTTATTAACATCATAGTAACCATCTACTACAACTATAATCTGATTTTTATATAACTGTCCCGTTATAGCTGATTTAAGACATAAGTCTAATGCTTCAGGTTCTTTATAAGTTGGTATTACTACTGTTATCATATGTTATTCCAATCTGTTAAAGGGGTTAGCCATGCTGTTTCTCCATGTGTTGAATACCCTGGTAATGGAGTAATTAGTAATTCATTTTGATCTCTTAGATCTAAAAACATATGAAAATCTTGTGGATAAGTCCCAGTTGTATATTTCCTTAATGTTGATTCTGTTTTTTTTAAGGTACTAACTTTAGAAGCAAATGTCATAGTAGTAGCATTAGTTATTTTCCAGTGGATTGAGTCTGTTAAGTAAACTCTGGTGTCTTCAGCTCCACCTTCGCAATATGGATTTCCCCCTTGTGATGGAGTCATGTATTTATCGGGATGATCATAGAGTGATATAAAAGCTGGATCTAAATTAAAACCTTCCTCTAATATTTTATCAGATCCGGGTTTATGTAAATAATCATTTTCAACAAAGTAGATTATCTCATCATCATTATATTTTAAAGCTTTATCTAAAGCTAAATTAAATGTTCCTGCTCCATGACCTATGGATACTTTTTCTATATTAACTGGGTCAATATATTTTATAATCATATTTAAAGTATTCTCACTACAGTTATCTGCTATAATTAATATATCATGAATATGGTCAAAAAACACATTACATAAATTTTTTAGGCAGGATTCATTATTAATATAATCAGGTTTTATTTTGTTATAACCTGCATCGGATATTCTATAAATTATTTTCATATTATAGTCATTAGTTGTTCTTTATAATGCATGTGACATATCCCTTCTATTAGTAGATTTTTATGACTACAATCATGTATGACATCATCTTTAATTATTTTGAGTAAATATAAGTATTTTTCTTCAGATATCAAATGGAATTTTGATAAATTATTTCGTTGGATACAATTTTTTAAAAAATCCTCACAACTCCATCCAGGGAGGTGTTCCCATATTTTACCATTATAATTTTCTAGGGTTTGGAGGTGATTATAAGTTTTATCTAAATATTCTTGATTATTTAAATAATCACATTTAGAAACATTTATAAAATATAAATTAGTTTGTGGATAAAAATCTTCATTTAATATTCTTACAAAATCAAAATTATATTTAACCATTCCCCCATAACCCACCCCATTTAAATAATAAAAATCAACTTCAGGTATTTCTTTTTCAAAAAGAATATCCATTAATATAGTATCATTTGCAGATTTACATAACCAATCTATATTACTTTTTTTACAGAAATCAAATATTAAATTATCTAAATCTGCATAACCATGATTATGACCCCTATTTACTTCATTATCTATTAACCTAACATTAGGAAAATACCTTTCCCACATATCAATATGTCTGTTAATTAAGTTTAAATCAAATTCCTTATAATTAGTGGCTACAATAATATGTTTAAATTCCTTTAATACAGGTAAGTTATATATTAAATATTGCTCTAAAGTATCTATATCTTCTTGAGAAGAGATATAACCTATGGTACCATATACTGATTTGTTGATTAATTCTTTAATAAGCATTGTTTTAATTTATTAATATTCATAGTTGTATTTGAGGGAACATTTTTAGGTTTAAAAGCAGCATTAACATTAGGATTTGTTTTTTCAGCTAACTCATACATGGTTTTAACTTCAGTACCTACATTATATAACCCTTTAGCATCTGCTGTTATTAAAGCAATAATCCAAGTAGCTATACAGTCTACATAGTCAAAATTACCTATTTGATCTACCCAGGCTTTATCATAAGGAAAAGGTTTTGATTTATGAGTACCTCTACAAATTAAATAATTATTTGATTTTAATTCAATGTAAGCATCAGCTAACAATTTTGTATATGAATACCAATTATTACCATGAATAGGAATATCATTCTCTGAAGCATTATTTATAGAGTTAGTATAAACATAATCAGATGATATATGTACTAATTTAATATTATGTATATTACAAAAATCAACTAGATTTGCTACTCCTTTATAATTAACATCCCAGTGGTTATTAGGGTCATTAGAATAAGTATTAGTATTTGCTATGCAATTTATTATAACATCATATTTTGTAGTAAAAACAACCCCTTCATAACTCTCTATAAAATACTTATAAAACAATTCAGGTTGTGTAATATCAAAACCATCTTGCTTTCTAGATATCATATCCCATCCCATTATTTGATGAATATCACTTCCTAGTAATCCATCACCTAAAATAACTACTTTCATTCTGGAAATATTTCAATGCAAAGAACATTTTTATCATTTATTAAAATCATTCTACCATCTTTAGTTAATAATTTAGTAAATTGACCTTGCTTTACTGTTGTTGATTCTATATTCTCAAAAGTACGTTTATCACCATATATAAAATGGATAATTTGAGTAACGTACTTACCTTGTGATTTTATACTAGATTGTAAATCCATTTTATTTATTAAATTTTTTAACTACTTCTTCAACATAATTAAATACTTCTTCAGTGTAATGTGGTGCAGCACCTATAAAAAATACTTTATCTAACACTTTATTAGCTTCAGGAAATTCTTTATAATCACCTAAATGTTTATAACCAGGATGCATTAATATGTTACCGGCAAAATAATTTCTAGTTTGGATTAGATTCTCTTCTAAATGCTGAACTAGTTTATGTTTTAAACCTGGATCATCACATATAAATGGAGTTCCAAACCAATTAGTACTTGCTTTATCTAATGAATGAATAGCTCTAAGTCCTGGTATGTTATTAGTAAAGATTTTGTCTAATCTTTCTTTAGAATTTTTTCTATTGGTATCAATTTCATCTAGTTTTTCTAATTGTACTAAACCAATTGCACCTTGTAAATCTAGTGGTTTTAAATTATAACCCATGTTATCAAAGACATATTTATGATCAATATCATTTTCATAACCTTCTAAATGTCTACCAAATCTACATCCACAACTACCTTGCTGCAGTAAATTAGCAGCACCTACACAGTAACAAGCTCTACCCCACCATGAATAACTCATGATTAACTTTTTAAGTTCCTCATCATTGGTGCAAATCATACCACCTTCACCTGTTGACATGTGATGTGATGGATAAAATGAATTTGAATAAGCAACATAGTACTCATTTAAGTATTTATCCCCCCATTTAGAACCTAAACTATCACAATTATCACCAACTAATAATATATTATGTTTTTGAGTTATTTCTACTAACCTATCAAAATCAGGAGCATTACCCAACACAGGTGATACAAAGATTGCTTTAGTACGAGATGTAATTTTGGCTTCAATTAAATTTAAATCAAAATTTAAAGTATCCCATTCAATATCAATGAATACAGGTTTTAATCTATTTTGATCGATTACTGATATAGTGGTTGCAAAACCCACAGGTGATACTATAATTTCATCTCCATCAGTCCAATTGAATCGTTTTTTCAAGGCAGCAATCAATACTAGGTTAGCAGATGAACCTGAATTAACCATATGAGAGTATTTGGTTTTAAATTTTTTACCAAATTTCATTTCAAAACGATTAACTTTAGCTCCAGTTGTAACCCAAGCTCCATTTAAAAATGTATCTATAGCAGCTTCAATTTCTTTATTATCCCAATAGGGACCTGAATACCATACAGTACTTTCACCAGGTGTAAATTTCTTACTGTTAAGTAAATAAGGTGGTAAATGATTACCTACTAGTTTTTGAATGTCTTCTAATTGAATCATATTTTTGATAATATATAGTTAGCGATATTTTTTGTTGTTAAGTGATTTTTAGTATAATTAAATAACTCGTTTAATATAAGAAAGTATTTTGTGGAATCAAAATTTTCTGCTAGATATTTTGCATCTAAGAGTAATTCTTTAGGTAAGTTAGCTAAAGTGTTTTTAGGACAATCTTCCAATCCCACAAAATATGGGACACAATTATTACCTAGTATTTCATAATGTCTCATACAATCCCATCCTGCTTTTTTCATTGTCACCCCATAAAATGACTTTTGATAGTCTTCATAATAAGGTTGTTCAGTTTTAAAAATATAAGTCTCAGGTTGGCCTGGAATGCAAGTAGCATATTCTTGGGTTTTAGGAGTAGTTGTATCTGATAGTTTACAAGTTGGTATTCCAAATGTTATAGGTAATAGGTTAGGATGATCTGTGATTAATTCCCTTTTAAAATACAAATGTTTCTCATATAGGGGATCTAAATCAGATTCATCATTACCATCAATTAAAATTACTTTATTGGGTGGGTAGTATTTAGAGACTAAATCATAATAATTTTTGCAACGTTTAATAGCACCATAAATTATTAAATCATAGTATTGATCCTTAATTTTTTCTTCAATATTAGTTCTATCTATATTGTTATCCCCAATTAGCCAAAAAGCAGTCATACCACCCCATAAGTGTTGAGGATTAATAGTATTTTCATATTCTTTATAGAGTGATACAATTTGAGTACTATCAACAACATCATCACCAAATAATTCTCTTAAACCATAGAATACAAGATCGTTTTGATAGTCATTTATAAATCCCCCACTGGCTTTTGCTATGTCAATGTGATTGGTTATATAGAGTATTTTCATTTTAAAAATACATTATTAAATTGTTTCATTACTTTTTTAGGAGTAAATTCTTGATAACAATTCCATTCTTTTTGGGTAATATCATTATGAGTTATACCATCTAATATACTATATAATTCATTATAATTTGAATAATAAATACCTTTATCTTGAAGTATTTCAATATGATTTCGTTCTGGGGATAATTTGTAAGTTATGATAGGTTTGTTTTTTGATGAGAACTCAGCTATAGCTAACCCAAAAGTTTCACCTCTTTCTCGGGCATGAATCATAATATCACAAGTATTTATAAAAGCTGCTTTCTGCTCTTGATTGATTGTTCCTTCAATAAAAATAATATTAGGCACATCACAAAATGAATCTTGATTCATAAATAAAAATATAATATCATCTCGTTTATGGGCAATATTAATTACTGCTTGTTTTGCAAATGGAATTTCAAAATTATTACCCCCATACCAACCTACTACTAATTGATCCTTTATATTTAAAAATTCTTTAAAATTTTCTTTAATTTCAGGTAAATTTATCATATGAGGGACATAGGGTTGACCTTTCCCATGAGACTCAGCCAACCATTTAGAGATATATGCATAGACATCTCCATGTGGATTATGGGAAGGGAAAACAGCATGAACTAAATTTTTAGCATTTGGATGAAAATTTCCATCATTAAATCCATATTTTAAAGAATAAAAATAATCACCTTGAATTTTTTGAATATCTAAAAATGAGTTTAGTATATGAGTTTCAAAACGTTTATTAAATTTTTTATAACTTTTTAACTCTGCTGTATTTAAAGAAACAATAATTGATTTATTCCCTAATATGGTTTCATTATAATGAGTATAATCATATGTTGCTATACTAGTACCCCTTTCATTTAAGTTAGGGTCAAAAAATATTATTTCTTTCATACTTCAACTAATGGTAAAATATCTTTTAAAATTTCAATTTTATCTATATTATTAATGGTACAAATATGATCACAGGGATATTCATTGTTTATTTTAAACATTCTGTAACCTAGTGATTTAATATAATCTATTAATTGAACCTCAGTAATATCAAATTTAGCTAATTGATGAGGTTCTATTTCAATAAACAAATCGGGTTGATTGGTATTAAGTAATTTTTCAGCACCTTTAAGAGTAAATAATTCATACCCTTGAACATCCATTTTAATAAAATTTACTTTATCAAATTCAAAATCATCTAAAGCATAAACATTTACTTCTTCACCTCCTTCTCCAATAGAAGTATCTCCTATATTTACCCAAGAATCTTCATAATTTACGGGCCTCATTGTAGTCTTTGTTTGAGAACCATCTCCTAAAGCTACTTGATAAGTTAAAGAATTAAAGATATTATTTAAAATAAGATTTCCATTTAATTGTTGTTGGATAATCCTTTGTGGCTCAAATGCTACTAATAAACCTTGATTATTAAGTCTTTTTCCCATAAGAACAGCATTATAACCAAAATTTGCCCCACAATCCACAACGGTATCTCCAGGAGAAATAAAATGTTCAATAACAGTTTTAAAATGTGGTTCCCAAAGTTTATCTTGTTTAATATGTTGAGATATAGCATCATTTGGGAAAATAATAAAATCACCATCAGGATTGGAAAATATTTCTGATATCATAATAAATCGTATAAATTATTTTGTCTTTCTTGCCTTTCGATTTGTTTTGGGTGATATAAACAATAATCTTCCTCCAAGGGTAAAGTAGCCCAAGTATTATGACCCATTAATACCTCATGTACTTTATTGCCCCAATTAATTTTTGGTGAGTTTTGAAGTATACGAGGTTGTAAATCAGGGAAATTAACCCATCCTTTCTCATTTACATTCCATCTCCATTTATTGATATGTTCTTGAGTTAATCCTTCTACAGTATTAATTCTAGGGAGTAAAAATACATCAATAGTTGGATTATCTTGTAAAATTAAGTGTAAATTTTGTAGAAACTCAATTTTAATATACTCATCTGCATCTAATTGCATTATCCATTCTCCAGTACAATGTTTTTTAAGGTTGTTTTTAAATGCTGAGAAATTACCTTTTAATGGAAATTCTATAACACTTATTCTACCATAAAATTGATCTAGTACTTGATATACTTCAGGTGTAGTATTACCTTGATCACATTGAACTACTATTTCATCCTCGTCTCTTTTATTAGTGACGAGAATGCTTAGTAATCTCATTAATTCTTCATGTTCATTACATGTAGGTATAGCGTAAGAAATTCTCATATTATTCTGAAAAGAAAGAAATATAGTCGAGTGCTTCAATAAAGTCACTTTGTGAGTAATTCTTCAAAGATTTAATATCAGTTTTATGGGTATAATATTCTTCAGTACCAGGTATTTTAAATTTACCTTTTTCTTCTTCGTTTACTTCGATTGCTTTTACACCTGCCCACTGCCAATCATATTTGTTTTTACCATTGGCAAATACCGTTCCTTTATCCTGAATATTAATAGTAATTGGGTACCATACTCGTTTTTCTGAGTCAGTATTTTTGAGATCTTTGTAGAGTTCAGGTAAAGTTTCTTCGTATGTTTCAAAATCAAATTCACCTTCTTTCATTAGATCATTTGTTTGAAATCCACATCCAAAACAAAAATAATTGTTTTTTATTTCGTTTACAGGAGTGACATAACATGCGTCCGAAGAACATTTTGGACAAATATCTAATTTATCTTTCATTTTATTATATTTTTTTAGTTATGTACCAAGCACTATCATCTTCAGAGTACCCTTTATTAAATTCAAACTCACTACTATTTAATTTTCTAAACATGTTTTGAAAATAACTTAATCTATCATCTTCAAGACCGTCTCCATCATAGGGTTCAAATTTTATACCCTCACTATCAGTACTATTTAAAAAAGGAATTATCTCATTATTCATTACTTTCTGTAAAAATATTGCTTTAGGTAATCGATTTGGATCATTATCATCCCACTTAAACTGCTCTTCAGGAGTAGGTGCATTTAGATTTCCAAATTTTAATTCCCAAAAATTATCACTTGGATCATACACTAACCTAACTTCAAAAGGAGAACTATCGTTAGTTCCTTTAAATTCTTTTGGTTTGAATATTATAATATTACCTTGGTTTAATTTTCTTACCCCCCATTGAGATATTTCAGTAAGAAGGTATTGTTTTGTAGCTTCTTTCTTTTTTGTTAAGTTTGAATATTTACCTAATGCCTGGTAAACCTCAGTTGCTAGTATTGTTAAGGATCTCATTTATTCTATTTTTTTTAAAGTAGGTAACTCAATTTTTTTTAGTTGAGGTAATTTTAATTGTACTTGTTTTGGAAATTCAGGTACATTAGTAGTTAATATTGTATCTAGTTTTTTTTGCATCTTTTCAAATGAGAAATTAGTTTTACAATAATGAGCTAAACGTTTACCATTATCTTGATATTTTTTATAATTTTCAAAATAATCTTTTAATAACCCTCCAGCAAATCCATAATCTACAGTAAACCATTGAGACCCTTCAATTAACATATCAGGTACTTGAGCAGATGGATGAATATTAGTTAAAGTACCAGGTATTAATGAAGTGAATTCAGGATTTAAAAAATCTAAATGACCACTCCAATTTGAAGCAATAACAGGTTTTTTAGTTTGAGTAAATTCAAGTAATGGTCTACCAAATCCTTCACCTTTAGTGAAACTAACCATTGCTTTAATTTTAGAATGGTTATATAGTTGATTCATTTCATCATCTGAAATTTCACCGTGAAATAAGTAGATGTTAGGTAAGTTTTTAGTAGGCATAGATTGTCTTATAGTATCTATTTTTTTCAAGATATTATCTCTATCTACAATACTAGTAGGGCCTGACATAGTTTTTAATATAAGAGCAGGTTTCTTAGATTTGTTTTTAAATGCTTCTAAAAACATTCTAACTAAACCACCTACATCTTTTCTGTCTTGACCCCAATCTCCTTGCAACCAATGACCAGCAAATAGAAAAGCAAAATCTTCTTTTACATTATCTAGAGCATTTTTAATCTCAGAATCTTTAGGTAAAGGTGATTGAAAGTATTTAGTAATATCTACTCCTTCAAATAATACTTCAATAGGAGCAGTTAATTCTACTGTACCAACAACTTGTTTAGTTTTTTCGTCTTGTTTTTGAAATTTACTTTCTTGAAATACTTTTTTAGCATGTTCTGAAGATACTAAATTTAAACTCATTCTGTTCATACCTTCAATCCATTGTGGAGCACAGATTGTAGTTTCAATACCTGCAGTAATCCCAATATTATATTTTCCAACTGTTTGAAATTCATTAGGTACTGTAATTTGAGCCCAAATATCAGGTTGTTGAGTCATTTGACCTTGTATAATATGAGGTTGTAAGAATCCCCATTCTTCTTGATGATGTTCAATAAATCCCCAAGGTGTATTTCCCCAACGTTGTGGTAATATTTTAACATCGTACTTATCAAGATTAATTAACGCTTTAACTAAATCACGTGAGCGTGCTCCATAGCCAGCATAGCAATCTATGGGGCATGATATAACGAAAGTATTTTTCATTTATTTTTTATTTAATATAATAATTATTTTTTGTATTTCCAAATAAAACCTGCAGCAGTTTTTGATCTACCTTTTAAAGCTGATTTTATATCTCCTCCTATTTGTTTTTGAGCTTCTGATATACTAGACCATTCTTTAATAAAGTTCTCATGTTTATCAAATTGGAGTATAGTTTTATTAAGTCCCCTATCCCAAGTGATTTCTCGACCTTTTAATGCTTTACTTCTATTAATACTTTTAACTTTAGTAGTCCCATTTTTAATTCTAGTATCCCATATTTTTTGCCCTATCTTAGATTTTTCTTCTTGGGTTTTATCTTCCCAAATCCCTAACATAACTTTACTCTTTTTTAAACAAGTTTCAATTGAATGTTTTTTACCTGCTAAAAATTGAGAATATTCAGTTTTAAGTCTTTCATAAACTCTAGAACCTATAACATAATGATTTTCTTTAATTCTTTGTTTACCAATAGACATTAAAAACAAAGCATGTTTTAGTTTGTTTTCTTTAGGATGAATCTCACAAAGTAACATATGACATAAGAAATGTTCTCTTGCTGTTAATTCTACTAGGTTTTCTTTATCATTACTTCCTCCTAGACATTTAGGGATAATATGATGTTTTTCAGTATAGCCTTCTAAGGTTCTACTTTGAGCCCTTTCTATTAATTGGTTGTAAATTCTTGTATATTCCATTAGGCACGTATTTATGATAATAAATATATGTGCCCAACGGAAAACTCAATATTATTTACTAATATATAAGAGGATGAACTAATTCTAAGGGCTCCAAATCTTCTATCATAAAGAATTCAAATGATTTTTTAGGTGTAAATTTTTCTAAAGTTAAATCAATATCTTTGATCACATTATTACACATCATACGAGCAGACATTCCTGATTCATCTGAAGTTACCCATTCTCTAGCGGCTTTACCATTCTCTTCTCTTTCTTCAGGAGATAATTCATAAGCTTGTTGAATAGCATTAGCTAAATCTCTAAAATCTAATCTATCATCCCAAATATAAGGAGTTGTAGGTGAACCCACTAATGACATATTATTTGGGAATACTGGTATAGCCCATTTACCATGTTTTTTATAAGTACCGAAATGATTTGAAGGGAATTCAGGTGTAAAATCAATCCATTTACCATCTTCATCTTCAAATCTCATTTGATCTTGCATACCACCTGTTACATTAGCAATAACCATTCTACCTGCCATCATAGCTTCAGTTAACGCTAATCCCCATCCTTCATTTGAAGAAGGTAATACAGTCACATCAGCAATATTGTATAGATTATTTAGTTCAGCTGTATCAATTCTTTGATCTGAAAAGAATATATTTGATTTTGGGCCAAATAATAATGTTTTAACTGCATCTAAATCTGTACCATTTCCATCTACAACTTGTGTATGTAATACTAAAGCAATTTTATCTGCTTTTTCTTTAGGTAATGAATCTAAAAACATTTTGTGAGCAGCCATTAAATCACTAACACATTTTCTTCTAATGTTTCTTGAATTAAAAAACACTACAAAATCAAATTCTTTATCACCAAATAATTTTTTCTTAGTATTTTGTAATTGTGATTTATCTTCTATAGGGAAAAATTGTTTTTCATTAATTCCATGAGGTACATAAGAGATAAGTTTACCATCTGCTCTTTTACCTAAAACCATTTCATTGATGTTTTTAGTTTGTTTAGATATTGCTAACAATGTATCACATGACTCATAAAAAGCTCTATTGTATAGAGGAGCAGGCAAGTCATCCCAAATGTTTAAATAAATCATTGGAATTTGCTTTCTTATTTCATTCTCAATAGCAAATAACCAATCATAATATCTTGGATCTGTAAAAAACATTAAACCATCAGGTTTTTCATTTTTCAACATATATCTTATTAAATCAGCATTACCATATCCATTATTTGGGTAAATAACTACATCTGTATCTGTAAGTTCAGTTTCAGTATTAGTGGCTTGAGATAAATCTAATCTCTGTCCATGTTCAGGATGATTAATAGCAGCTCCTATTATTACCCAATTGTAGTGGTGGGCAGTCCCTAAAACTATTTCTCGAGCCATTGTAGCAATACCCGAGTGCATTCTAATGTCATCACAAATAAATAATATTTTTTTCCTTTGCTCTTTAGGTAGATAACCTTCTTTCATAAACTAATTTGTTATTTTTCTAATTCTAGATTCATATGATTGTGAACTAATTTTTGGAACTCAGGGTCCGTTAAATACAGATGCATACATCTGTCTGCTAATTTTTGTAGAGAGAATTTGGTTTTAATTGTCTCTATTTTAAATGCTTCAAAGATATCTTTATCTACCTTCACACTTGTTAATTGTTGATTTGTACTCATGTTTTTAATGATTATTAGTTAATGTTATATATAAATATACTAATATCTAATAAAATGCAAAGGATTTTTTAACTTCTTCATTCTTATCACATAAATCTGAGTTGTTAGAGTAAGGACAAAAATGACAGTTATGTTTGCTTGGTACCTTTTCTAGTAGGGTTGGATTATAAGACCCTTCATCTGTAAACACTTGAGTCAAAAAACTCTCTAATAATTGTGTTGACTTATTTATCTTTACTTTACCAGCTGCTGGTTTGAATTCTTGAATTCTTTTTTGAGGAAAATCCCCACCTTCATATACTTTTCTTCTAGTAATAAAATATTCTACTTCAATGTTATCAATTGGAAAATTATATTGTTCTGCAAAGAATTTTTTGTAAAGAATTAATTGAGACATTTTAATGTCATCTTTCTTTTCTTTATCACCCCAACCTCTAGTTGAAGTTTTTATATCAAGAATTTTGATTGTATTAGTTGGCTCATGATAGAATACTACATCTATAAACCCATTAAATAAAACATTGTTTAGTTTTTTGATTGGATTTAAAACAATAGGTACTTCACAACCTACTAAGTACCACCCACGTTTTGAAAAATAATTTCCTTTTTTCTTTTTAATATAATCTAAAATTTGAAGACCATCATCACAAAATTCGGCTAATTCTGCAGGGTTTGAAAAGTGGATGTTTTTATTTTTAGTATAAAAATTCTTGTACTCTTCTCTCAATGCAGTTTTAAATTCAGTTTCAATATCTAATCTATCAGCCGCTGCTCCACTTTCATTGTAAAATACCGTTAGATAATGTTGAAGAGCACGATGTAAAGCCGTACCAAATACCGCATGTATACTAGGTTCAAAAACCTTATACCCATCTCTATACTTCAAACCCCAATGATGAGGACAAGTTGAAAATATACTTAATTGAGAATAAGATACAGATTTATGGTAAGCATAGTTTATCTCAGGTACAGTTATTTTTTGTAAGTCTTTTAATATTTTAGGGAGTTTTTTAACCAAGGTTTTTTCTGTTTTGGATTTCTCTATCTAAATAAAATAAAGCTTTTTCTAAATCCTGAATAATATTGTCTTTTTTACCTGCTCTGGAAATGTATTTGAGTGTGTTACCTAAATTAAAACCTACTCCCCATGCTTCGATTACTTTAATAGCCTCGTATGGATTATCTTTACCTCCATAATGTTGAGGGTGGATTACTTGGTTATTATCATCTTCATCCATTGTAACTATTACTTCTCTTGGATTCATTTCTTCAAATTTTTTTCTTGAGTCACTCATTTTAATAACTTTTTTATTTCTTTTTCTTCTTTACCTAACTGTTGTAAGATTGCAATTATATCCTGTTGAGTTAGTATGTTACAGTAATCTAAAACCTCTCTAGTACTTATTTGAAAGTATTCAGATAGCAAACTTAGTACTTCTTTTACGTACTGTTGTTTTGTTGGTTTTACATATTTGTTGAAGAATTTTTGTTTGGGTAAAGTTTTACAATAAAACTCATATAACCTTTGTTTTGGTAATTGGTGTTCTTGAATTTCAGCTACTAATTCGATATAATTAGGATTCATGGAGATAATTTTATTAATCATGAAATTGTTAAAGATCTCATGCTCCTCGTTCGAAAACGAGGACCATGGCTCTTTATCATAGGACATTTGTTTTACCCAATCAAAAATACTTGATATTTTAATTTTGGTCATCTTCTAAAATGAATTTGAATTCATCAGGTAAACCATCTTTTAAAACTTCACCTGTTTCTGGATCGTAGAATACTTGAATAGGTAATACATTATCTTCGTTAGTACCTGTAATAAATTTAGATACTTTTCTTAGTAAGTATCCTTGATGCCAAATTTTACCGCCAGCGGCAGTTAAAATTGGGGTTGTTTTGCTTAAATCTAAGCTCATTTGTGGTTGTTGTTGATCTTCCATCTTTTATTTAGTTGTTAATAATTTACTTATAGCTCCCATAAAACATATCTCTTTGTCTGGGGAGTTTATACTCTTATGTTGGTAATCTGCTATTACAAGAGTAGCAATTGATGAATCTGTAAATTCATCTGCTCGCTCAAATAACACTCTATATAACTCATTGTAATCTCTAATATTAGAATCCATTACTAACTGTCTTATAGTAGTAAAATTCTTAACATTTTTGGTTTTAAGTAATTCTATTACTTGATCTGATGTTTGTTTGAAATTAGTAATAGTTCTACTTTCTACTAATTCACCATTTTTAAGAGAAGATTGTAGTAAGTTTAAGGTTTTTCTAATATCGGGATAAGTTTGTTTAACAATTCTTACTATATCAGCTTTAGTATAAGTAATTTTTTCTAAATCTAGAATTTCAACACATTTAAATGCTACATCCTGCATTGATGGAGGAGTTAATTCAAATATTACTGTTCTAGATTGAATGGGATCAATTATACGTTCAATGTAATTGCAAGTAAAAACAAAACGAGTATTTAAACTGTATGTTTCAATTATATTACGAAGTGCTGCTTGAGCGTTTATTGTTAAGAAATCTGCTTCATCCATTATAACCACTTTTTGTGGTTTAAAACTAGCTGCTGAAGCAAATGATTTTACCTTATCTCTAATAGTATCAATACCATTTTCATCAGAACAATTAATGTATAATGAATCACAATCAATATTATTGATAATTAATTTGGCTGCAGTAGTTTTACCTGTTCCAGCTCCTCCTGTTAGTAATAAGTGAGGAATATCATTAGAATCAATCCATTGTTGTAATGATGATTTAAAATCTTCATTACCGATGTATCCTTCTAAGGTATCAGGACGATATTTCTCTGTAAATAAGGTGTGTTTTTTATTGAACATAACTTTTATAATATAAGACTCCCCTTTCGGGGAGCCTAATTTATTACATCATCCCTTGCATAGGATTGATTTCTTCTTTTTTATCTTCTTTTTTCTCGTAAATTACAGATTCGGTTGTTAGGATTGTACCTGCAACTGAAGCTGCATTTTCTAAAGCAATACGAGTTACTTTTTTAGGATCGATAATACCTGCTTTTTTAAAGTCCATTGTTGATAAGTCTTTATAGTTAAGACCATCCCAATTGCTTCCGTTTTCTGAATCTGTTAGTTTAGAACCTAAGTATTGAACTTCTACAATATCATGACCTGCATTAGTTAGAATTTTTTGGAATGGAGAAGCAACTGCTCTATAAACGATTTTCTTACCTAAAACAAAATCATGAGATCCTTCAAAAGTAATAGATTTTCTAGCATATAATAAAGCTGTTCCACCACCAATTACAATCCCTTCTTCTAAAGCGGCTTTTGTAGCAAATAAAGCATCTTCTACTCTATCTTTTTTCTCTTTGATTTCTAATTCACTATTACCACCTACATTAATAATAGCTACACCACCAATCATTTTACCTAAACGCTCTTGTAATTTTTCTTTTTCAAATGGTGAACCTGCGTCATCAATTTGTTTTTTAATTTCTTGAGCTCTGGTTTCAATTGCTTCTTCTGATCCTTTACCATCAACAATTGTTGTTTTATCTTTACCAATTGTAGCGGTACGAGAATTACCTAGACATTGTTTTAAGGTGTTAACATCAATTTTATCTAGTTTATGACCTTTATCTTTAGACAAAACTTGACCACCTGTAATAGTAGCTAAATCCTCTAAAGCCATTGTTCTACGATCTCCAAATTCAGGTGCTTTAACTGCTACTACATTTACAATACCTCTCATTTTATTAACGATAGACACGGCTAATGCTTCTCCATCAACGTCTTCTGCTACTACTAATAGTGCTCGTTTTTCAGTGTTGGCTAATGTTAAAGCTGGTACTAATTCGTTTACTGAAGTGATTCTACCATTGTATATTAAGATATAAGGATTATCTAATATAGCAGTCATAGTATTGTTATCGGTTACAAAATATGGTGATTTATAACCTCTATCAAATTGCATACCTTCAACAATTTCAAGTGAAGTTTCACCTGATTTTGATTCCTCGATAGCTACAATTCCATCTCTACCTACTTTTTCTAAAGCAGTAGCAATTAAATTACCAATTTCTTCATCATTGTTACCTGAAATAGTAGCAACTTCTTTGATTTGTTGGTTATCGGAAATGTCTTCTGTTAGATTATTAAGAGCTGTTTTAAGTTCTTCTACAGCTGCATCAATACCTTTTTTAATTTCAACTGCGTTTTGTCCTGCATTAACATGCTTTAAACCTTCTTCCAAGATAGCGTATGTTAATAAGGTACTTGTAGTTGTACCATCACCTACTTCATTAGCTGATTTAATTGATACTTTTTGTACTAATTCTGCTCCTGTTGATTCAATTGGATCTTCTAATTCTTTAAAGGCTTTAGCGACAGTTACACCATCTTTGGTTACTGTTAATTGACCATAATCTCCTTTAATTAATACTGTTCTACCTGCGGGTCCTAAGGTAGAGGATACACTATCATTAAGTTTTTTAACTCCTGATAGTAATTTTGATTTTAATTCTGTTCCGAATGCTGTTTCTGTCATGATTAGTCTTCTATAACTGATAAAATATCATTTTGGTTAGCGATTAAGTAATCTTCTCCTTCTAATTTAACTTTATGAACTCCCATTGGTGGTAATACAACTTTCATTCCTGTTTTTAAGTCCATAGGAGCAAATTCCCCTTTACTGTAATTATAAACTTGGGATACTGCTAATATTTCTCCCATAATTGGTTTTTCATTTCCCATATCAGGAATGATAATGTTACCCACCATCATTTCTGATTCTTCCATGGGTTTTAGAATAACATTGCCGTTTCTCGGCTTTAATTTACTCATAGTGTAATTGAATTGGTTAAATTGTTAAAATTAATTTCTACTGCTTTAGCATACTCTTTAATAGTATATTTAGAGGTATCTAAAGCTTGTTGTTTTGAAATAGAAAATAATGCTGAGGAGAGTTTAGTGAAATAACCATAAGGTTTTTCTGATTGAGTTGTTGGGTCAATTAGAACCACATTGTAACAACCTTCATCAATAATAATCTTATAGTCTCCTAAAGCAGGATCCTCAATCATTGATCTTTTCTTAATTGTGCCTTTTTGTCGGCCTTTAAAATTTACATTTGCCATAACTTTTTTTATTTGTTTCGTATAATATACGAAAAAATTTTTGGGTATCCAAACAAAACTTAACCTAAGGGCGTAAGGTTATTATTTTATTTTTATAGTTTTGGGTTTTGCTTTTTCAGCAATAGGGATAGAAATTTCTAGCAAACCATTTTCTAGTTTTGCTAACGCTAAAGATAAGTCATATTTAGCTGAAATTTTGTAACCTAAACTAAAGGATTTTTTAGATAATCCTCTATGAATTGTTCCAGGATGAAGTTCTTTTTCTTCTTCTGGTTTATCATAACTGATTTTTAGAATATCATCTTCGATATCTACTGTAACATCGTCTTTAGTAAGACCAGTACATGCTACTTCAAAGTAAAGTCCTGCAGCGTCGGAAAAGATATTTAAGGGGTGAGGTTGTTTTGTGGTTGCTGCTGAACCGTATCCACTTGTTGGGTAAAAGAAATTGTGGAATAGAATGTCAAATTCATTAAAGTTTGTACTCATATTGATTTACGTTTTGTGAGTGCTTTTGCTACTCGTTATTAATTGCCCTTAGGTCATTTGTCATAAATATTATTACTCATGTAAAGCCACAAGAAAATATTCAGATTTTACACCTTCTTCTTCTAAATTAATTTTTAATAAACCATCTTTATAAAGATATGCTTTACCAACTGAATCTTTATTTACAGATACTATTTCTCTGAAGTTATTAGCACTAAATGCTACTGATTTTATGTGATTAGTAATATTGCCGGGTTCAGAAAAATTTACTTTATTTGAGTAAGATGATTTTTCCCCAATTATAAAACCAACAACATCCTCTTTTTGGAAATCTTTAGTTATTCCAATCTCAAAACGAGGTGGTTTATCTAGTGCATTGTGTGCTTTAATATATTTTTGAGTAAAATCAAAATTAATATCAAATTCTAAATCATGTGGGGGTAAATTTGGGGCTACACCTGGATCCTGAATTAATCCTAAATCACTTAAATTATAAGATAAATCAAATTGGTTATCACTAATATGAAGTTTTAAAAAGTGATTACCTTGTTTTTCTAACTTTAATTCAATGTAATCGTTTGTAATATTAAGTAATTTAAGCAATTGACCAGTATTAAAAATACCAATCTCGCAGTCTTCTAACGTTATAGGCGCAGTAATTTCTCCAATACAATCCTTGTTATCGACTGCAAATTTAATGTGAGCTTCGTTGTTTTTAACCTTAAATTTAACCTGAGATGTTAGTCCGTTTAAGTAGAAACTTTCAATTATTTGTGCTAATATTTTTTTATCCATTTTATGAGAATGTAAAGAATTTATGTATTAAGGGGTTTGCGGGCGGTAATGACCATTCAAGATCTGTATAAAAGCCTTGTAATTTATTTTGTAATATAGTTTCAAAACTTTTACCTCTATCAATATATTCATTGATAAAGTCTTTCATCTTTTGAGGTAAATCAAATTCTAAGAAAGCTATAGCTTCCATTTGATAAGGATTATCTTTTAAATAAACCCATTTGATTTTATCACCTTGAACTATTTGACTATGATCTTTATCTAATTGCCAAAATCTTAATAAATCATTATAACAAGTAGCAGCTTTAATATTAGCACCTGCACCTTTTTTAAGTGTAGATAATATTTTACCTGGTTTAGGAGTAGCCTCAACATAGTCATTTAATACTTTAACTGATGTTGGATTACCTATTAAAGTAAAATCAATGTCAGGTGAAGTTGCTTCAGTTCTAAAATCATGGATTTTTTTATCTATAATACTTTGTGGAGTACCTTTAATAATTAATTCAAGTATTTCTTGATAAAACTTACCAAAGTATTTTGGAAAATTAGCTTTTTTAAATTCTAATCCTTTAATATCAAGTTCTTCTTTTGATATGCCCTCTTTTTTAGTAATCCATTGAGCATAACGTCTTGTAGCTCTAAAATAAGCAGAACGAATAACACACTCGGTTTTCATTTCTAATCGGTGTGTACTAATGTTAAAGGCTTCTCTAGCGAGTGTGTTATAATGTTCTGTTATAATATCTTGATATTTGAGAGCTACTTTCTCTAGTAAATCATCTTTTTCCTGATCAGGTTTTCCATCAAAATCAGGATATAAATGTTTTAATAAAGGTTCAGCATTGAAGTAATTAGAGTCTGTATCCACATAGGCACAAAAATTAAAATCACCTTCATCACAAATCCACCATGGAGTATCTTCTAAATGTTTCATATTAAAATGTTCTTTCTCCTGGTACTGGTGGTAAATTAACTGGTTTGTTACCTTTGGAGTCAATATCTGTTCTTTCTTTAATTGTTATTTCAAAAGAATTTCCATTAACTTTACATCTTCCTCCTTGTTGTAGCATTTTTTTAAAGAATTTTTCTTGCGATTCATTCCACTCTTGAGATAGAGCAATTACTTCAGCTTTATCGGCTTTCTCTCCATTTAAGGTAATACTTACTCCGTTTCTAATTGATTGTCCTTTTAATGCCATTATAATTTATTTGATTTTTTTCGGTTTTCTGTAATTGTTAGAGGTTGAGTATTAGTATAATGAAAACTACCATTCTTACTTAAAGGAACAATGTGGTCAATTTCCCAATAAGTTCCGTAATTTCCCCAAGTCATATTTTTTGTAAATTGTTTTTCTAAATGTAATTTAAAATCTTGAATAGAACAACCTATTTCATTAATAGATTTATCTTTTTTATTAAGATTATAATTTTTCACACATAAATAAATTCTAGTTCTTAAATCACTAATTAATTTAAAATCTAAATCAAATTTACGTCTATTTTTTCTATAATTATTCATATACTCTTTAGTATAATCTTTAGACCAACTATTTCTTTGCCCTTCACTTAATGTTTTTTTTCTTCCCGCAATATTACATTTAGGACATCCTTGACCCATAGTATAATGATTATTCCATACTTGTTGGAATACCCCATGGATATTACATTTTATGTCATATTTTTTAATATTTAAAATAATTTGATCTTTTATAAGAGAATAATCATATCTATTACTATGAACTTGATGAGCTAAATTTATTTTTTCTTCTTTATTTAAATTAAATCCCTTACATTTAGGACACCCACTCCTTTTTGTTAAATGGTTATCAGGAGTAACTTCCCAATCTCCATGATCTTTACAAGTAATTATAACCTTAGTCATAGTGTTAATATAAATACATTTGGAGTAATTATATAAATCTTGATATAATTCTTTTGATTCCTTAATAAATTGTTCTGTTGTTTTTTTTCTCATAATTAAATTCCTTATATGGTGTTTAATAATAAATATTAAACTTTTATAAAGAATTTAAAAATTCTTCTTTAAATTTAGGATCTTTTAAAATTTTATTCATATGACGGTTAGCGCATAAAGCACTTTCCTGGATGATTCTCTGACCAGTTAATGTTGTGGCTTCTGCTAATAATACATTTCCGAATCTAAAACTTGGTAAAGCTAATGCACCATACATACTATTTAATAGAATTTTTTGAGTATACTGCATTAAGTGATATTTTTCACCTCCTACTACATCACCTGCTTTATAAGCGGCTTTCATTTTGTTTTTATATAAAACCCTTTCATCAAACCATTTATTCAAAATAGTAGATAATACTGACTCTTTATCTGTACGGAATATAACACCATTTGCTGAGATAGCCAAATTGTATTGTTGAAGTAGTTTAGCTATTTTAGAAGAAGTCCAATCAATTTTATTGAATTTATCTTTATTAGCAAACCATTCAGTAGTACGAGGTTTATCTTCAGTATCATTTATTAAGTCATTTAGACCTAAGTGATTGTTTCTATCATTAAAATCCACAATTCTACCTACTAATGTTTCCTTACCAATGTTTAAGGACATAATAATTGAAGGATATAGTGAAGTTAAATCCTCATCAAACATATAACGGTATAAACCTGCTTTAGGACAAAATAAATAACCACCAGCATAATTAGATTTTTTAATAGGATTTCTATCACGTGAAGGTGGTACTATATCTTCTGATAGTAAAAACGCTGAAATAGCACCATCATGAATTTTAGATGATTGATAAACATCATCATAGTGGATTTTACCTTTGTGAGCTAAATTTTTAGTTAAACTGATGTAGTTAAATTTATGGTCTAAAGCTTTTAAGATTTCAACGTCTCTAAAGTTATATTCAATGAATTTATCTTTATCAGTTTCAAACAATCTGTCTAAACTACCTTCATACTCGATTTTAGATAATTTACAATATTTTTCCCCTAATGAATCTAATTTATAAGAGGGCCA